CTGTGGCGCGAAGCGCATCCTCAGACCGTAACCTACTGGAAGGAACTGGAGAACGCTTGCCGCGACGCGATCAACAATCCAGGGCGTACCCTGACTTGCCGTCGCCACAAGATCCGCCGTGACGGCGCCTGGCTGCGCGTCATGCTCCCGAGCGGGCGCTATCTCTGCTATCCGTCGCCACGCGTCGAGGACGATGGGCAGATAACCTACATGGGCATAAACCAGTACAGCCGCAAATGGGAACGGCTGCGCACCTACTCCGGGAAGCTAGCTGAAAACGTGACGCAGGCCAGTGCACGGGATGTGTTGGCCTACCGCATGCCGGATATTGAGAAAGCCGGTTACGAAATTGTCCTGACCGTCCACGACGAGATCATCAGCGAAGCGCCGGATACCGACGAGTACACGCACGAACACCTGGCCGAACTGATGTCCGCCGGTTGCGACTGGACGGAAGGCCTACCGCTCGCCGCCGCCGGCTTCGAAGCGTATCGCTACCGGAAAGGTTGACTACAAGTCCAATCTTGCATAAGCTTGCGTACATCTAGAGGAGAACTGATATGTCTATTCCGCAGCAGTATTTCGTTAACTACAAAACCCGTATGCGCAGCATCTTGGGCGGCCGTGGCGCTGATCACGAAGCGAACGTGAAGCGAGCCCTCAAGGACGGCTATGAAGAGGTTACCGCCGACGAGCAAGACGCTTTTGGGCGCGACACTCAGAAGCTCTTAGACGCGGGCTGGGGGCGTTCTCCCCGCAACTTAGCTAAGTACCTGCACGTTCTGGGGAAGGCATGAGTGTGTATGTTTGTCCGAAGCCGCGGATCAAGCGATCCAAGTGGCGCGCTACCAATTTGCGGTGGATCTGCTTAAGCGGCCCCGGCGAACATAATCAAGGTTACGGAAGCAATCCGCTTGAAGCGTACCGAAAATGGGCGTCCAAATCCCGGAGAAGACCAAAATGCTAGAACGCGATATCGAAGCGTACCTCGTCAAGCGCTGCAAAGAGATTGGCGCGCTTTGTGACAAGTTCACCAGCCCTCAGCTACGTTCGGTCCCTGATCGGCTGATCACGTTCGGCGGGCGCGTGTTGTTCGTTGAGCTGAAAGCGACCGGCAAAAAGCCTACCGAAGCTCAGGTGCGCGACCACGAGCGTCGCCGTGCCGCGGGTGCCGAAGTGTATTGGCTGGATAGCAAGGGCGCGATAGACGATCTGATAGGACATTTAAAGGATCGGTTTGCGCTGCACTTAGACGAAGAATTCAAGGTGGTTTGCTGATGGAAATTCGTCGGTCGATCCGTGAACAACGTGCTGAACTAGAAGCGCAATCTAACCTGAAGCGGACGATGAGGGAACTTGGTTGGCGCTGTGTTCGGCACACTGGTACCGGCAAGCCTAATCGGTTCGAAAAGGTAATCCCCGGCCACCACCCTTTTTACGTCACCTCGGCGCCAAACAATCGTTGGAGGCTAGAACGTGATTCAGGATACAGCTTTCGGGCTGGCGCTTTTACGATCCGCAAAATGTATCCCGTTCCTACTCACCAATTCGAAACGCCATTGGCGATGGCGCTTTGGTTTGACTACATCGGCCAGGTTCTTTTGAGGATGCCAAATAATGGCGATTGACTTCATACCCCGCCGTTATCAGGAACTGATCGGCGGATTCATCGTCGGCAATAAGCGTTGCGCTGTCTGGAGTTCCCCAGGAACTGGCAAGACAGGCGCCACTCTGTCGGCGCTCGAAGACCTGACCTTCGTCGAAGACGTGTACCCGGCGTTGATCGTAGCGCCTTTGCGGGTCGCGCGTACCACCTGGCCGAACGAGGTGCGCAAGTGGAACCACCTCAAGCATTTGCGCGTTGTCGTCGTCACAGGCACGCTGAAGGAACGCCGCGCGGCGTTACGCATTCCGGCGGACATCTACACGACAAACTTCGAACAATTACCATGGTTGGTCGAGGAGTTGGGCGACCGCTGGCCCTTCAAGACCGTCGTAGCGGACGAAGCGACCAAGTTGAAGGGGTTCCGCTTACGGCAGGGCACGCAGCGCGCTAAGGCGCTCGCTCGGGTCGCACATACCAAGGTCAAGCGCATCATCCTGTTGACCGGTACGCCCAGTCCTAACGGCTTACAGGATCTATGGGGGCAGATGTGGTTCGTCGACAAGGGTGATCGCCTTGGCCGAACCTTCGACGCCTTCAAGCAGCGATGGTTCCATGCGTCGCACACTGGGTTCGGCGTAGAGGCTAACGACAACGCCCAGGCGCAGATGCAGGAAGCGTTGCGGGATGTGTGTATCACAATCGATGCCGCCGACTGGTTCGACCTGGAAGCGCCGATTATCAACAAGATCATGGTCGAGCTGCCGGCCGCTGTGCAGGTTATGTACAAGCAGATGGAGAAACAGTTCTTCCTGGAGCTGGAAAGCGGAACCCAGATCGAAGCGCTCAACGCTGCGGCCAAGTCGATGAAGCTGATGCAAGTGGCAAACGGCGCCATGTACCTGGAAGGTGGCGAAACCTGGGAGGTTGTGCATAACGAGAAGCTGGAAGCGCTGGAAGAAATCGTCGAGGAAGCAGCCGGTATGCCGATCCTGTGCCTGTACAACTTCAAGAGCGACCTGGCACGTCTCAAGAAACGATTCCCAGATGGCATTGACCTGTCGCAGAAAGGCGCACTGGAGCGGGCTCAGGCAGGCGAAGGGCGGATCTGGTTCGGCCATCCGGCCAGTATGGGCCACGGGGTCGATGGGCTTCAGTACCACACCAACATCATGGTGTTCTTCGGCTACTCATGGTCGCTGGAGAACTACCTGCAGGCGATCGAACGCATTGGGCCTACCCGCCAGTTGCAGGCCGGGTTCAAGCGTCCGGTGTTCATGCACATGATAATGGCGAAAGACACGATCGACGAACTGGTACTGGAACGCCTACACAGCAAACGCGAGGTGCAGGACATCTTAATGGACGCGCTTAAACACCGCGGATACTTAAAAGAGGATGCAGCATGAGAACAATCCCGACCTTCAACGGCGAATTCCGCTGGCTCAGTAACTTTTGGCCGGTAGCGGTCATGCGTGCCGACGGTATCACGTACCCGAGTTCAGAACACGCCTACGTCGCCGCAAAGACGGTAGATTTGGAACTGCGGCGCACCATCGCTGCGTTGCCTACGGCGGGTGACGCGAAGCGTTTCGGACGAAAGATCCGTTTGCGTTCCGACTGGGAGCAGGTAAAGGATGCGGAAATGTTGAGCATCCTGCGTATCAAATTCACAGACCCGGTGCTGCGCAAGAAGATGATCAATATCGGCCACGCGTACTTGGTCGAAGGGAACACGTGGGGCGACACCTATTGGGGAATGTGCAACGGCCGAGGGCAGAACATGCTCGGCAAGCTACTAATGCAAGTGCGCGACGAGATCCGCGCGGAGGATTTGGTATGACTCAACAGAAAACCGGCAGTAGCGTCGACTACTACAAATGCCGTGTCGCCGATCCAATCGACCCAAACGCCAAGCCGTACACCGCTGAGAGCATCGACATTATCGAAGCGCTCGGCATGACCTTCGCGGAAGGCGAGGCGTTTAAAGCGATCTGGCGTACTTGCACTGGCCGCATGGGCGGCGCGGTAAAGGCCGACAACAAAGCGTTATACAACGCTGAGAAAGTCGAATTCTTCGGCGCTCGCATGGTGCGGGCCGCGAAAAGGAGTGAAGCGGAATGAAGGTACTTAGCTGGATTTTTACCATAGGTGCGCTTTTCGCTCTTGCCGGCTGTTTCTTCCGTGAAGAAATTCTATTCATCGCTGCACCATTGGCGATCGCTGCTGCATGGACGGATAGCCTCGCGTGTGATATCGAGCTGCGTAACTTCAGGGAGAAGAAATGAAAATTCTAGCCATGCTCTACGTTATCGCGTTCCCCGGCGCTGCGCCCCAGCCAGTGGCCGCGTACTTCACGCAGGACGCCCAGGTTATCTGCCAAGCTACAGCCGCTGCGCAAAATGCAACTGAGGAAGAGGAGTATTACTGTGAATAACCGTGAGTTGCTGGAACTGGCAGCAGAGGCAGCGGGTCTAGCGTGGGAGTGGAACGCTTGCTCGGGAAGTATAGAGCACATCCCTAAAGGATATCGATTCTACGTTAAATGGAATCCTTTATTGGATGATGGTGATGCGTTTCGGCTCATGATAAAGTTGCGTATCCAGATTGAATACGTCGACGAAATGGACAGCGTTATGTGCTCGTTGCCCGGATCAATGGGCGCGACTTCCGTAGCGGCTATAGGAGACGTAGAACTACGTTACGCCATCGTGCAAGCCGCTGCGCAGCTCGGCGCTACTCTTTAGCTGACCGCTTCCTCAATTCCGACCGGCAGAACTGGAGGTCTGCGAACTGCTGGTCGGCTGCTCGTCTGAGACGGTAATAATCTTGTCTAGCAGCAGGTTCAAGTTCTGCGGTTCCGCCTCCAGTTCCGCCGGGAACGGTTCCATCGGCGCGCACTGCTGGACAACTGGCTTTGATCCGCAGCCGCTTAGTGCCATCAGCAACAGCCCGCTCAAGAGCACTCGTCTCATTCTCTTTACCCGCCTTGTACTCGATGAAGGTTTGCCGAATGGCTTCTGTCTGTGCGCGTGACGCGATTAGCTGTTGGTTCACTGCGTCCACGTTAGCGCTGATCGCCGTAGCGGTTGCCAGATCGCGTTCCTGTACATCAGTCTCCCAGCGCAACCCTTGAACGTACCACGCAGAGCCCGCTCCCACTAATAAACACAGGGCATAGCCGTATGCGGAGTTCACAGCAACACGCTCAGCGCGAGACGGTATCGCTTCTTGCGATCCTCAAGACCGTTCGTACCGCCGTTGATCGCTTTGGTGATATCGGTGAATCGATCCTGATCCGCCAGTGCGTTCAGATTGCGGGTCGTCCAGTACCAGGTCGCGGACTTGGCGGCCCACTCCGGCTGTTCCAGCAATTCAGGGTTCTTCAGCAGGCGATCGTCACCGAAGAGTGCTTTGCTCGCTTTGGCATAGTTGGCACGGCCGGTGATCTGAATCAATCCACGTCCTGCAAATTTCGCCCCGTCTCCGGGTTGGGTATTGCCCAGGTCTGCCCGCCCATCGTACTTCGCGAAATACTTGTCGCCGCCCAGTTCTTTGACGTAAACCAATGAGCCCGACTCGTGGCCGATCTGCGCCAAGAAAGCCGCTTGCCTGCGTCGATTGTTGATGTTCGCCGCTTCCATAGCCAAGGACAATGCCGGCGCCCACTTCTGCGCGCGAGCCAGGGGGATATTCATCGCGCTTGTGAGGATATTTTCGTTCATGGCGTTGGCCTTTCGTGGCGGGATGGGAGCATTTTGGCGACATTACCACGTGCCTTGGCGACAAGCCCGAGGACACAGCTCCAACCGAGGATGTGCAACCACTGCGGCGCGGCGAAAGTAGGGTCGATGACTCCAAACAGAATGAACACCGCGAAGCCGATAGAACTGCCGGCTAGGCCTATCGCGAGAAAAGAGACGCCCCAACGCTGACGCGCCCCCTTGGGCCGGTAACAGTAGATGATGAGAAATGTCGCTATGTGGATAAAGAAACGTACCCACAGCAGAATAGTTTCAAGATCCATCGTTATTGCTCCGTTGTTTGACGAACGGGACATAGCCGAGAATGTCTTTAACCCACTTCGGCAACCCGGCCTTGGCTTCGACCATTGCCCCTGCTGCTGTGAATACTGTCGCAATAAGACCCGCAATACCACCCGACACCAGCATCGCCTTTTCGTTCCATGGAGGACCGCCAGGGTAGAAGAACACCCCACCGCCAAAGCCCATGCCGCAAGAGAATAGGCCCAGGTATATCTTCTGGCCTAGCGACGTAGCGGACGGACGGCTAAGCAAGAAGCACGTCCCGATAAGCGCACCTGCTACGGCGAACGGGTTTATTACGCCGCCGAGCACGCAAATCCACGTCCAAAATATAACCGTGCATTGTTCCCGCATGGTTTCACCCCCTTAAGTTTAAAGGATGATACCACGCCTCATGCTGGCGGGAAGCTATCGTCGCTCAGGTACATCCGCGCATCATAGTTCACCGCCTTTACGTTACAGGTACGCGTGCCTCGTGGCGATACGTCGGTGATAAGCGCCGGGAAGACCCACTTTGATTCATGCCCAAACTGGATGATGGGAGGCGTATCAATGTTCCCACTAAGGTCCGGCACGAAGTCCAAAGTAGGGATCGAGAACGTGTAGTCGTCGATCCGCGTAGCGGCATACGGGCCCGAGGCGCTGCCATCTTTACGACGCACCAAAACCTTGTACTGGCCTGGCGTCGACCAGTCTAGCGGCTCTGAGGACTCTAACACGACAGGAGAACCGGCGGTATACCCGACCAGTTCCGCACTTTGCCCATAGCCAGGGGTCGACACTCCCAGGGCTACGTAATCAAAATAAGCGCTGTTCAAAGCGTCCAGTTCGGTTTTAAAGGAATACTCTCTCTGCCTGTACAGATGCGCTCGACGACGACGCATACCCCAACGCCAAGCCTTGTAACGGACGCAGATACCTTCTGCCTTAAGCTTCTCCACACGAGTCCCCGCATCACCGGGTAAGCGACATTCGACCGTCTCATTCTGCTTAGTCAAGTGGTCGAAATACTCAACGTCAACACCATCGAAATCGTCCGGCTGATCCGGCATGGTGAATGAGTAGGAGAGAGGGTCAAGCATTACCTGCGGGTTGTAAACATGGTCGAAAGCCGGTCCTCTCGGCTCGTCTCTGACCGGTACTAACAATCCCCTGTCAATCGTCAATTCTGAAAAACCGGCCTGCAATACTTCTTGCAAGTAGGATTTAACCGTCTCCGCGTCAGTAATGACTTTATCGTAAGTATCCCCCCGAGGGGTCCACCTAGTAGACTCCAGCCTCTCCAGTTCGAATAAGTCGATGTCTGTCGTATCGGAATACCCAACGCTTCTGATGATGTGTCCGACCGCGGCCGATATCTCCCGTGTCGGCTGAGGGGCTTGCCATACCCCGCCACGGAGCACCGGGAGGATGCGCGTGCATTCGACGCTGATCAAGTTTTCCGTGGCGGCTGCAATGCGATCACCTCCCCTTATATTGCACGTCATGACGGTCATACCTGGGTACGTAACCGGGGAAGACGCTGGAACGAAAGCATAGAGTGAGTACCATATCATGGTGTCGGATTTTTTCGTTTGATCGGTAATGACAGAGGGCTCACGACGTATACGACATTCCGCACGCATTGGATAAGGTAGAGTAACTCTGTAGGTAAACCCCATTGCATCCAAAGTAGCTGCGGATACCACGGTGGAGATACTCGTCCATGCGCCCGCTACGTTCGCGTCGCGCCATTCGAAAACGTGAGTAGTATCTATAGGTCCGGGGGTTCCATCCTCGAAAAAGAAAATTATCCCGCCCGGATAGAAGACCGTGTACTCCAAATGCGTGGCCAAGGTGTTGTCGGGGGTCGCAGGAAATGGTCCCCGGAAGCCGCCTTCAAGGTTCGAGTTATCGAGTTGTATCCGTGCTGCGTTCGAAGAGATAGGCGTCCAGCCGGGCCAAGAGGTGTCTACTACCCCGGTAGACTTAAGCCTTTCTACTACAAGAAGCGAAGTACCCGAAGCAAGAATACGATAACGCAAACCAGCGAAGCCTATAGCCATCGACAGAGGTCCGGTAACCAAACCAGTGCCAGGCACCCCACCGTTATAATTTAGCTCTAGCGTAGTAGCAGTAGCCGAGGAAACCTCATAGATACCCTGGTTCGGTCCTTGGATCTCGATTATGTCACCTGACACAAAACCTAGTTGTGCAATGTCCCCACTGATAACATCTCGTCCGCCCGCGCCTGTACCGTCCGACACAGTGTAGGGATACGGGGCGGCTATCTGGATTAGGAGACCATCTTCCCAATCTGACGGAAACGTTCCCGCCCCAACTGGAATAGATACCGTGTCATCAGAGAATTGCATTACGCTCGCCGTAACAAACCGAGTTAGAGGCGAACTAACAGTCAGTTCCAAACCCGACGCGCCGGTAGAAGATGCTCCGACTTCAGGTGCTTGATACCAGTAGTTATGAGCAAGGTCCGCGGCCAGGCTTTCGCCGGGCTGGTAGATAGTAAAGGAGGCGTCGTCCCCCAATGAGATAAGCGGAGTCTGCCCTATTTTCACTTTACCCGGCGGGATATCGTACCGGCCCTGTCCGATGGCTAAGCACATTTCTATTCTTTGTTCTCGGGGCGCCGCGAAATACCGTCGGCCAGGGACAATTACGTCGGGATACCTGGCTGGGTTGAAACCCAGGCACTCTGGACGTACATCATTTATCTTTATCCGGTTGCCCTTAGCCGAAGCTTCGTCGATCTCTTTACCTTGGCCCTTCCCGCTATTATCGGGTAGCCCGGGGATCTTAGGCATAAGAGCGGCGAGAACCGCTTTGGCGCCGAATACTAATGCGAATGTGATAGAGAAAGGGTCCGTCCCTTTAGGCTCTCGGTAAATCTCTACCTTGTCGTCCGCGTCGAATTCCGTAGCTTCCCACTGGCGCGGCAAAAGCCTTTCACCGTTCAGGTAAAGGCTGATAGCCAACTTGTTTAGATCGGTGCTGCGCGAAATGCCGTGGCGGTACAGCCACTCGGCCAGGGTTTGGCGCTTACGGACTTTGTATGCCTCTTTCCCTTCATCGGAAAGGCGACTGGCGTAAATCTCGATCGTCATGGGCGATCCCGGTGGAAGGTAACGGTTTGATGATCGCGCAACCAGCGGTGTAGTGGAAGGCACCGGGGGCCGCGCGTTGGGTTGATCTCAAGGATACGCAAACCTTCCGGGGAATCAATCACCAGCGCGACATGAGTACATATGCGACCTATTAAGACAGCAGCGATAGCCCCTGGCTCCGGCTCGCACTGCTCCATCATTGAGGACTCTTCTTCATAGGCCCGCGTGAACTCACGGGGATCGGTATTGCGTAGGCTGCCATACTCAGCGAGTAAACGCTTCCCTAGTTCTGCGTGTCGCACCGTTCTGACCAACGACCAGCAGTCATGTTTGTCGGGGCCTCGCGCGCCGTCTTCGTAGGTGCAGGATAGGTAATTATTGATCCACTCCACTAGACGTACCTCAATGCCGGAACGTAGTTGATAGTGTACAGCTCCCTGGGCCAGGCTACGCCTATCATGTTGAAGAACCCGGTTTGTAGCTGAGCCTCTTGTCCCTGGATCTCTCCTGAAAGAAGCGTCAGCACATAAGGCTTCTCCGCAGGTGCCAAAAGGTTACCGCTCAAGTATGTACGGTAAATAGCTGTAACGCGCGAATTCGATTCTATCGCCTGGTCGATCAACCTGGAAGCCTCCCCAGTGGTGTTATCCACTGCAAAGGCTAGGGTTTGGTTACCTTTATTGTTCTTCGCGGCCAGGGCGATATCGATGTTAGCGCCGATGAAAGTTACGATCTGGCCCGTTTCTGTCGTCGCCGTGATGTCTTCGAACCCGGTGCAAATGTACACCGGGGCGTGCCAAGCCAAGGATCGAAGTTCAAGCGTTCGGATAATCTCATCCAAACGCTCGTTCGCCCCGGCGTTTACTTCAGCCAGGATTATGCTCATTACAGATTACCGTTCACAAACCCGAGGCCGCCATACGATCCGCTTCCTTGAATGCGCGTAACTGCAGCGGTTGCTGACAACACCGCATTACCAGTGGCATCTATCATGAGCGTCACAGGGATATAGTTCGCGCCAGAGGTTCCGACACCTACAACGATAGTCGGATACCCATACCGGAAACCGGAGGGGATGTTGGTTACGAGTGCGCCGCTACCTACACCGCCACTGAGGTCCAAGTCAAAATCTACGTGAAGGCGGCCGTCGCTTGGGCTTTTGTAAACCGCCATCGGTTTAGATCCTGAATGGGTAGAGAACCCCGGTTGCAGGGTAAGATTGCGTGGTACACCGCGTGTACCTATACCGTTGTCAACCAAGCTTTGAGGGAAAGCCGTTCCGATCTCGTTTTGCTCGATGATCGTGTCAGCTGCAAGACTGGTGATTAAAATCGCGGCGCCCGCATTGCCGGCGGTTGCCGAGGACAACCGGTTGTGGGACACCTTCGTCTGCGCGGCGTTGTTGATCCGTACTAGGGACGCAACAGCACCTGCAGAAAACGCACCGATGCTGTTGCCGGAAAATTCCGCCCACGCGCAGCCGCCTTCGGTGCCGTCAAAATCAACCACGGCACCCGAGCCTGTACCAGCGCCATGCGACTGCTCGATGTTGTTGTTCCGCATCGTGAACTTGAGGCCATTGAGCGCCAACACGGCACCGCCGTCGCAGTCCATGTTGCACTGCTCAACCGTGGTTTGTGAAGCTTGACCGCCTCCTGCGTAAATACTTTTCGTGTTTACCCCCGGGCGACCCGAGCCTACGGAAGACCTGAAAATGCAGTTACGAAAGGTATTACTGTCGCCGTGGTTAGTGAACCGGGTTCCTTCCCAAAACGCGGAACGCTGGAAAACACTATTTGCCGGGCCCCCTTGGATGTTCGCAGGATCGGTGTACCACTCGAAGGAATAGTCGTTGCCCGGGGCGCAGTAAACTCCGTCGATGTTGAAAGACGATGCGTTACTGACCTCCGTCATATCGACGTAAATACCTTTGCGCCCTCGTTTGCTCCCGGGGAAGGCCGGATAGATTAGAAAACCGTACAGCTCCGTGTAGTCCAGTACGTCGTCTGCAGTTGGGGAGATACGGATAAAGTCGGCCGTTAGAGGCATGGTTACCGCTGGCACAATTGCTGTACGCAGCGCCCCTTCACCGTACATGGAGACTCCGCGGTTAAGCAGAGCGTACCCGGCGCCGGGCGATGCCTCATCGACCACGTAGTAGCCGGCAGGGAAAGCTACGCCCTTTTTCTGTATCGCACCCGCCAATAAAGCACGGTTAATCGCGGCAGTGTCGTTCGTTGCCCCATCCCCTACTGCGCCAAAATCTTTAACGTTGAGTCTACCATCCTTAAACTTAGCTTCTACGGTTCTCGCTACCGCGCCAGTGCCACTCTGGAGAAAGCCTATCAACGCGGCGCCCCCAGGGGCGGACAAGGAGGTACGCAATATCGCGTCACCAACCGGCACAAAGTTCACCGACTCACTGGCCCAAACCCCCGTGGTCGTATACGGCAACTCTAGGGTAGCGGCGGGTTTGTAGTATTCACCATCCTTGCGAAACACCTGGTTAGGAAGGCTGATCACGATACCCGCCGCGTAATCCAAGGGGGTGGAGTAGACAAAACCCATTTTAGAGATAGCGTCTTTAAACATGGCCGAAAGCCCGGCCCAACTTTCTCTGCGAAAACCAAACCGATCGAACCACGCAGGGGATTCGCCGTTCATGGCGTCGTCGAGATTCGATGCGTTATCGTACAGATCCCGAGGTGCCGACGAAGGTAAGGGGTTTCCGGTGTTGTAAGTGTTAGCCACGGGTGGCTCCTCTAATTAAGCGACTGGATAGGAACCGTTTATGGTCACTTTTGCACCGTTTCCGGTTACTAAGTCCGTTGCTCCGGCACCGCCGATGAGGACGGAGGCGAGATCGGACCGAATTGTTGCGCGCCCCATAACGCCTGCTAAGGGGACTTCGACGGCGAGCAGCGGCATGTCAACGCTACCGGCAAGCGCGGCCATCGGTAGCGTAAGGATCGGAAAGGCTCCGGTCCCCTTCGTGGTCACTAGCAGGGTGATTTGCACGTGGCAGATCCCGAAAGCAACCATGTATTTCCCTGAGACGTTGGCCGACGTGTAGGCCCCTGAGGTTAGCGATAGGGTCGGCGTGTAGCTGGTCCATGTACGCTTTTGCGCAATTTTGGATTCGACAAAAGCCGTTGTAGCAATGGACGTATCGCTGTCCGTTACCGTAGGCGTTGGCGCCTTTGGGTCGCCCGTAAAGGTTGGCGATGCAAGATCGGCTTTACCGCTCACTGCGTTGTTGACAAAGGCCGTCGTTGCAACTGACGTATCGTTATCCCCTGGTGCGGGGGTCGGCGCTTTCGGGTCTCCCGTAAAGGTCGGACTGGCTACGGGTGCTCCGCCGAGGGTTACCAGCATGTCGCCTACCGTTGCGTCATCGAGCAGCGTCCTGGCAGCCGGTGAGACTGTCATAAGCGACATGGCGCCAGCACCTGTGAAGTAAGGCGCCTTGTTTGCCGAGCCCGTCAAGCCTGCGAGTGCTGACACATTAGGGCTAACCAGCGCTTGAGCGTCGATCTCTACCTGCCACCACGTTTTGCGAGGCACTCCAAGGCGGTCATTTACTGTAGGCGCCTCGTCGTGCAACAAGCGGTCGAACACCGTGGCGTTGTCGTCCAGGTCGCGCGGGTCGAAAGATGGAACCGGGTTTAGAGTGTTGTATTCGCTCATGGCTGCGGCCAGTCCTCGTTAATCGCATTGTCCATGGCATCCGCATAAATTTGCCATGGGTTTAGTGGCCATTCTCTGTTCATCGCCAAATCGATTATATCCGCTTCCAATATGAATTCAGGGAAATCAATCCAGCCAGGGTCGAGCAGGGGTCTTTTACGAAGCTCACAAACTACCCTATAGCGCCATGAGAATTTACCGGCAAGCTCACCGCCTACCGGGGTTTCTGTAAACCGGACCTCTTGCGTCTCAAACCCCAAGGGCGACAAGAGAGTCATCGTGAACCAGCCTGCGCCTACGACCTGGGCGGTCCATGCTTCGAAAACGGCCGCTTGAGGCGACGACATGATCCAGCTTAATTGCACCATGGTCGGTACATTGCGAAACTCGACGCGTTGTCTAGCGCGTCCACTGTCCATTGGAGTGCGGCGGATATTATTGACGGGAGTGAACGCGTAGTTCTCTCTTAGAGGGCAGGGAAGCCCGTCAGGATAGACCGGAATTGGCATCAGCGGCCCGCCGTCTGCAAGCCATATTTACGGCCCATTGCGTCGGCTACGCGCCCATCGCCCAGCAGATCAGCCACGAAAACATCGATCATCTTTTCCCCCTGATCGCCGGTACGTTCTTCCGATTGCCCGGCGCGTGATGCGTCTTCGATCAAGTTTACCGTAGTGCTGCCGTTACCGGTTGGGGATTTTATATCGTTTAGAGTTTTGTCCAGCTTGGCGCTGGTCTGTGCGGTCGTAACACGCTCGCCTTTCTGGAGAAGCCATGTGCCAGTCTGCGGCACTGCGTCGATACCGTCGTGCGCCATACCGGCCAGGGAAGCGGTTGCCACGCCGGCTACGAGAGGTGCGGCGAATGCCGCGGCGCTGGCCGCAGCAGCCGGGGCGAGGATAGGGCCGACGATAGGTATAGCTGCGGTAGAAGCGAACGCTGCCAGCGAAGCCTGGAACGCCGTGGCTTGAGCATTAGCTACCAGGGTCGTTGCAGCACTCGCCTGCGCCGCCTTACCTGTGAGAAGCACGATACCTTGGTAGACTACCCATTGCGCCGCCATCCTAACCAAGGCGCCGACGATCTCTTTTACGAGCGTGGCGCCAAGGTCCGCGAACGCGTCCCCAACCGATTTAGTACCGTCGAGGATCGACATGAAAGTGTCAGCGAGTCCCTCCGTTAGGGCGTCCAGTGAGCCGGTAACGAACTCTGCTGCCATGGCGCTGTAGTTAGTCGCCTCCTCCGCCCAGTTAGCCCAGCCCTCAGACGCGCCGAGGAAGAAAGAACCCTGCGCTTCGTCTAGTTGGTTGTAGTAGTCCTGCTGCATCACCAGGCGAGAGGCCAAGTTCTCTTCAAGGATATCCGTTTCTTGCTGATACAGGTCTTCGCTGATCTGCCCTGTGTTCAACTGCTTGTTGAGCTTGTCGACTTCGGACTGGTATTCCTTTCGGATTGCCAGGTCTTCTTTCAGACGCTCACGAAGCTTGTCGCCGGAGCCCAGTCCGGCCAGGGTAGAGTTCAACCCATCCTGCGCCTGGCTCAACTTGGACGACTGGTTTTCCTGGAACGCGGCCAGCTTCTCGGCTTCAGATGTTGCCTGTTTGCGTGCGGCGATTTCCTGTTCAAGTGCCACGTTGCGCTTGAGCTGCGCACGCAACAAATCCTCGCTTGCAAGGATCGATTTTTGATCGGCGGTCTGAATATCTTTCGACTTGATGTCGGCAATTTCTTGCTCAAAGCGCGCCAGGGCTTGCGCTTGGGTGCCAAGCTTTTCATTCGTTTGGGACTGTACCTGAAGCGCAGCGGCCTGCTGACGCAAGCTGTCGAGCATCTTCTGGCCGGCGTCTTCACGGTAGGTCGGGCTCTTCGGACTGCTAGGCGAAGCGGTAGCCTTGTACTGCTCTTCTGCGGCTTTACGGAGCTGGGCGATTTGCGCTTCGCTATACTGGACACCGCGTTTTGCAGCCGCCGCGATCTGCTTGTCGATCTCGGCGAAGCGCTTGGCGAGCTTTTCGGCCTTGGGCGCTGAATCGTCCAGGGCTTTATTGATGTCCTCTACGGACTTTATCCCGGCTTTGTCTTCAGCGACGATGCGGGCTTGAGTAGCAGCCCTTTTACGGCTTTCCTCTTGCTGTACGAGAAGGTCCGTAATCTGCTTCTCGGTCTGCTCCCTGCGCAAGTCATCGCTCGGGGTAGCGCCGAATCCACTGCCGGGAGCATTGTTTATCGCATCGGCATTAGCGATGTCTTGGAGACGCTGGTTTAGGGTTTTCAATTTCTGTTCGATCGTAGACTCTCGGCCTACATCGAGCATTGCGTCCCACGCGTCTTTAGCCAGGTTTTTTACGCCAAGCCAAGCGGATTCTACATAACCAAGGTTTTCGACGATGTTGTTAGAACGAGTCGTGAGCGCTTGTGCGTACGCTTGTTCTGCCAGGTTTGCGGCTCCTTGGGTATCTCCGGCCCGCTGTAAGGCTTCGATCTGCGCATACGTCGAAGTGGTCAAGAAGTTCATAGAGTCATTCAACTCTTTGACCGCCTTGACTGGATCTTTCGCTAGCTTCTCAAAATTCTTAACCGTTTCTTCAGCAGCGGTCCCGGTGGCTTCTTGGAATTTCAGTGCGGCCACTGCAATCATGTCGAACTGATCAGCTGGGATTTTCCCGGATGCCGCTAATTGGGCCAAGACTTTAGCCGCAGCGCCAACCGTGCCGACGGACTGGCTAACACTTTGAGCTTGTGAGGCCAGGGCGTCCGCGTTTGTACCTGCAGCATTCCCGTTAAGGATCAATGCATTCGTAAAAGCTGTCGTCTCATCGCTTCCTTGCTTATACGCCAAGGCGAGCACAGCGGCGGCCGCAGCGGCCACGGTGAAGGGATTGACTAGTCCAAGGACGTAACCCCCCAGGGCTTTAGCCGCGGGGCCGATGCCGCCGAACATGTCCTTAAGCTGGCCGCCCTGCTGTAGGAAGACGGTTAGGGGGTTCTGTCCGGCTTGGAGCGATACGGCAATGTCCGTGAATTGAGCCGGCACGCCGCGCAGGTTTGCGGCCAGTTGCTTGGCTGTAAGGCCTTGGGCGTTGTATGCCTTTTCCAGCTTCCCGAAGGTAGCCACGGATGCGTCAGCAGCGGCCTTCTGCTGGTTGAGAATCTTGGTGTATTTCTCGTAGTCGTCGAGAGGTAAGCGGCCGGCCTTGAAGTGCGCATCGAGTTTCTGCTGCTGAGCGTCGAGTCGGTTCAGCGCGCCGGTCACAGGGTCGATCTGACCGACCAAGCGTTCCAAGGACTCGCCCTGCTTCTTAGCTTCACGCGTCGCGGAAGCCAAAGCGCGTTCGGCCTGATTCATACCGCGTTCGAAGCCTGCGGTATTCGCTACGAGATCAACTGTGAGCTGTCCGAGGCTGCTAGTGGCCAACTGATATCACCCCTATCTTTTGGTTTTCGAAGCGTCCAGTGTCGACTTCGACCACTGCATCACTTTCAGGAAGTCTTGCGGTGTTGCGAGCTTCAGTTCATCGTCGCCTTCCCGGTTAGGGATGAAATCCTTGACGTGTACCTTCTTGTTGCCCATCAACTGCGCGCCGGTTGCACAGATCAAAGCTGCGGCTTGCTCTACGCGTTCGGCGATGTTCAAACCCCCGTGGCGCCGCATGTACTGCGCCCACTGCCGAGCTTCGACCAGGGTTAGGTTCTGTTGGGCCTCGGCGATCGTTCGACCGCCGATTCCGTTCAGAACTAGTTCGAACCAGAGGTCGTCGGGGGTTTCTGCTTTCCCGAGTTGACTTCGTTAACCGCGGTGATCAGCGCAAGGAACAGTGTGTCGCAGATCGGACCGCGGTCCGGCGAAGCGGTGCCGAGGATATCGCCTGTAGTGAAGATCGGGCCGCCTTCCTCGTCGCACGTCATGGTTGCGATCCGTGCGGCCAGGTGTTCTTGGTTGCCTTCAGCGGCCTTCCAGGTGTTGGTGATCGTGTGGTACGAAGCCCGGCGCACCCAAACGTCGGCTACCTGCTCTTCGCCGTCAACGTTGTGCCAACGGATTTCGCGTTTCACGGTCGGCTCCGAGGCGCTAACGAACGCCCCCTGGGCGACCAGGTCTTTAAGATTCAGGCCCATGGGTTAGCTCGACGACTTAGGAATGAGAACAGGTTCGCCCGACACCTGGATACCAACGGTCGAGGTGACCATGGTGTTCAGCGCGAAGGTGAACGGGTAGCTGTTCATGTAGCCTTCGAAGGTCAACCAGCTACGGGTCGGCGGCAGAACGAATTCAGGATCGCCGTTACTGTCGGTGCCGGTGGTCGGTGCTGCGGTGCCATCAGAGAAACCGATAGCCCATTGCAGGGTGACGCCGGCGGTCTTGAGCTGGTGCAGACGAATGTGGTTCACGTCAGCCGGATCGAACTGCAGGCCGAAGGTAGCCGCCCCGGGAGTGGCGAGACCGGCTTCGTAGGTACGCGACAGGTCGTTCAGACAGGTCGTTTCGATTTGGTCGATTGCGGTGTCGATACCGTCGATGGAGGTAATGCAACCCACGTCCAGCAGGGCGCCGGTATCCGGGTCGATGGTATACAGGTCAGTTCCCTGGCTCTTGATGGTCATGGTGTTGCCTCGTGGAAGTAGGGGTAGGACGGCGAAAGCATATCACGCGTATCAGCGATTCACCAACCAGTCAACGTCAAAACTGGTTCGATAAAGTTTAGTCTCTTCGTCGCGCATGTCGCCGCGGTATCCGGTGATGTAGGAATCGAGTTCGATAGCATTGCGAATTGCCTTCGCCACAGTAGTCGTCGACTGCGTAGTGAGTCCGTACACGTCCACCTGGAGGGAAGCGCGATCAGCATCCGGGCGGCAGTTCATCATGTTGAAAGGGGCGCCCCCGATCCACTGATAGACGACGTAAGGTTTGGCGACCTCTTGCGGCGCACTGCCAAACGGGTAGATCCGTGGTAGAGCACCACCAAGCAAAGCTTGCACGGTAGGGTCGGCTTTGCAGACCTGGAAGAACGGAGTGTCCATTAGTTGAGATCCAGTTTGACCAGTTGGAATTTGGCGGAGCTGAGGAATTCTTGAAACACGGCCTGTTGGTTCTGCCCGAGTGCATTACGCATGAAAGGTTGCGCGCGGCTACGAGCTGTGCCCAGCTCGACCCACCACCAGTAAAAAGTGTTCCCGCCGCGCTGTCCCCTGCGCGTCTTCCGCACCCCTACGGAGATTTTCGTAGATCCGGTTTCCGCAAAATACCCTTTGTCTTCCGTGAGCGCGATGTTCTTCGAGATATCAGGAATGGTGCGAGGATCATCGATAGCGCTGGCACGACGGATCGCGTCTTTCAAAACGATATCCATCGCATCTTTGGCCGCTGGCACGACTACCTGGCGCTGCAGTTCCTGAGGCAGCGTTTTAAACACTCTTGATAGCTCATCAGCACCCGTTAGCTTGTAGGTAATCCAGTCGGCCATGTCGTCACCCTCGGTTTGAGCGGAGTTTATCACAGGCAAGAAAAAGCCGCCTTAGTAGGGCGGCTTTAGGTGTCACAGGGAACGCATGGTGTGCGCACCAATCCTACTCCGCTACGCGCTTGAACGCAAACGATGCGATACCCTCGCGACCGAGTTCGGTTTCCGCCCAGTTCACTTCCTGGCACTCGAAACCCTGCTCGCCGCACCAGCGGATAAAGCCTTGAAGCGAAAAGTAATGGATGTGCTCGCCAGGCTTCATGTGCTTTGACTCGATCCACTCGCTGGCCGTCTCGCAAATAGGGATGGAGACGAACAACCATTCTTGGACACGCTCGAGAAGCTTTTCGGGTTCGGGGATGTGCTCCAGGCTATCCCAACAGGTTATCGCGCGAACCTCTTCCGGGCCGTACGGGTCGCGGTAAGCGTAGGTGCTCTGCAACCACTTCACCGCGTCCGGGCAAACGTCGTAGCCCATGCCCTGAGATTCCTGGACGAAGCGACCGCCGCCGATACCGATGTCTACGACTTCGGCAGGGTTGAAATACTTCTTGACCAGCTCAACCCTGGCCTTGGTCAACAAACCGCCCATCTTGGTAGCGTCAAGCTTTTGGTAATTGGCGAAATACTCGCCGCCGTAGAGCATGGCGGGCCGTGTGTGAAAGCCCTGTCCTTTAGACGGAGACCATAGGAAGGTATCTTCCAGCCCAATCGGTAAGCTTTGAGTCATAATCTGAAATCCTCTTGTCGCAGTTGTGTTGTTTGAGGCGGCAGCGACAAAAGTTGTCAGGAACCGCGAATGTGATATTGCTCTGACCTTTTGGCGTGATCAACTCAGGGGCATTATAACCGCCTTGGCCGCCGCAGATGATCCATGCCGGAACATTGGCCGCTAATGCCGCCGGCACCAGCCAGCCAATGCCGCCGATCACCGCTGAGGCGTTAGCCACGAGTGACAGGAGTTGTTCGACCGGCAGTTCGCCTTTGTGATAGCGCACGTCGGCCGGCGGTAGGCAGCCCACCGACCATTCTTTTACGTCGTCTATGTCAGCGACGCTGATAACCCTGTAGCCCCTTAACGCCGCTTCCTGCGCCGCAGCATAAATATATTCAGGCGTAGGGTTCCGTGTATCGGCTCGCCACTCGCTACGCACCGTAGCCGGCCGCACAACGACGTACTTACCGGATTCGGGCGATGGTGGAAGCGGCGGTAGGTCGAACGCGGCCGGCATCACGCCGAAGCTCGCTGTCATGCCCGGAATGATACCCTCGGCGCCGTAGCGGATCTGTCGGGTAGGTTGGCGCGTCGGTGGCATCGTCCACGAGTTATGGCGCGCGATGTTCTTCGCCTGGGTGCGCAGTGTGGTTTGCGGTCGGGTGAAATGGACGTTTGGCAGATCTTTCAGGAGTTCCGGCCAGGGGGTATCTACGTAAAGCTCGCCGGGTAGCGCTTTGATGAAAGCACGGGAGTAAATCGAGTCGCCCAAACCGCGCATTGCATGAATGATCATCCTTTGATCTCTATTTTAGTCCCGTGATGAACGATGAAATCCACGAACGGCTCTGGAAATTCACTTCTGCCGGCGACCGCGAATACGAAAGCAGCGCAATGCGCCAACGGTTTTACCCACCACTTAATCTTTATTTCGGCGGTAATTTCTGATAGAGCCATGGCGGATCTCCACTTAAAAAGAACCCGCCGAAGCGGGTCAAGGATGGCAGCACGGGAATAGTATGGTGCAATCGCAGCAGTTTGGCCTTCGCATTCTGCCTCTCGCTTTTAAACCTGAGTACATGACTCGCAATTGCACCAGATCTATCGCCTAAAACCCGGGAAGCTTGCTCCGGTGCCGCGCGGCGGACTTAACCATAACGGTTTTCGCTCTAGGCGATAGATCTGGTGCAACTATTCCGCATGTGCGGGCTGCGACGGGCAAACTTCTCTAGACTTGCCATGCTTTCGCGGTCGGTGGCGTTGGTTGATCAGTCGCGTTTCATCAGTAATCCCTCAAAAAGTCCTTTAGGCAAAATGCTTTTCTTCTCAAGAGCCCTGAGTATTGTCGAGCGCATCACAAGTGTCAACAACCTTTTGCAACTCTTTTTCCAGAAGCCCTAAACGGTAGGCGCCGAGCACCGTTTCCCGGCTGCAGTTAATCACCTGATCGCGTTGCGGCAATCCGGCGTGCTGGCGTAACCACTTGCGGCACACGCTCTCCTCCGGGTTCTTCGTGTCGACGTGGTCGCCATGCCAGTGCGTGCCGTTCACTACGGTGCAATCGTATCCCAGCAGCAGAACGCGCTCTGCGCCCAGCTCAAAGGCGAGCTGGATAGCGCGAAGGCCGCTGTTATACTCACCATACGCGGTATGCAGGTTCAAACCGTGTTTAGCGGACGCCTGGCGAGTGCAGGTCCAGCGCTTCGGGCCTTCGGGAAGGCCGGTCGCGTTCGCGTCCCACCAAGCAAGATCCCCGGCGTACAGGTGATCCGCCCACGGTGCCAGTTTCCACGAGCTGTTAACCACGATCGTCGGCAAGCCGGCGGCACGCACCAGATTGCAATCGTGCTGGTTGAGGCTCGGGCCGGAGGCGATGCAGACGAAGGTTGTTGACAACTTGTAATTCCTTGTAGATAATCGCGCCATACAAACGGAGGATACAAAATGCAACGCGAATTGCCCGAAAGCATAGCTAAGCTGGCCGACGAACTCGCTGCGGGGCCGAGTCCTGAGCAAGTACGCCGCAAACAAGCTATACAAACGATTATTGCGGGTGGATCTTCGCCGATCCGTTTCTATCATGTAGTTGTCATTAATGAGAGAACAGGTCAGAAATTCTACATGACGGAAACGCCAGTTACGCACTCCGAAGGCTGCACGATGCTTTCAAAGCTGACTAAGTACGAATGGCGCCGCAATCAGCTTGAGGAATTCATCTACTAACCTTCGTTAACCCCCATCGATACGGGCGCCGACACATAGTCGCGCCCGCTTTCCTGATCCGGCAGCCAAGCGTGAACGTTGTAGATGTCGCCGTTATGCAAAATGCGTTGCTTGGCATTCAGTCCGGGGCGTTGGCGGATCACGATGCGCGCGATGATCTCAGACTGAATCGCCGCAGCGGCCAGGAATTCCCGACCGCTAGCCGGAGCAATGCGCGCCGGGACTTTCTCGAAGACGGTTACCCAAGCTTCGGTAAATCCGCCCGTTTCAGGATCGCGGACTTCGGTCCAGTCTTGGATGTCCACCCGATGGCGGTACTGGCCGGCGCGGCTCATGCGAGGGCCGGTTTACGAAGTGGGTACAGCAAAGCCGTCACGGGCTTCGGCAAGTAGCCGGCCTGAAATGCCTGATCGGGGTTCTCGTCTCGATCTTTGTACAAGAAGCCAACCATCAACAGCACAGCGGCTTGCACCGGGTAGCTCACAAGCTTATCGCCAGAGCTGTCGACCACGTACACAGGGTCGCCCGAACTATCGAGGATCGGATCGTCGTTACTGTCGCGCTCGATCTCGTAAGGCGATGCGCTTTTAAGGTAGTTCTTAACCGCACCAGACGCCGCCTGGACGTAAACCTCAATCAAAGTGTCGTCTTCGTCGTGATCCATGTTCAGGTGTTGCTTAGCGCGCGCCAGGGTGACATACATCATAGCTTGACCCCCTTGGACGCGTCGAAAGTGCTCGCATTCTCGCGAAGGTCTTTGCCGTTGCGCCCGGCCTTGACGACCAAGGTCCAGCTATCACTAGAGCCCGGCTTGTCGGTGTTCTCCGCTTTAGTCGAAGTCCACTGGCTGCCTGCCCACGTTACGTTATCGTGCTGGTCATATTTCTCGCCATCGCGATGCACGCCTTTGTAAATCTGGATCGGCATCGAGAACTTCTGGACCACTTCGGCGCCGCTCGACTTCGCCAGGGTCACCGAGAATTCCCGGTCGCCGTCCTGTGTCACGGATACCGCTTTCAGGCCTTCCACGATGCATTCCCAGCCGCGCATTCCGCTGGTCTGCTCGAAGCTGCGCCACAGGCCGCCGTCGTGCTTGGCGTAGGTGTTGCGCCGATACGTTTTCGCTTCGTCGATGTCCGGCAGAATCTCCAGGTGCAGCGCGTCGCGGCCATCTTGAGGTTGGCGAACTTCCGGAACTGGAATCAACTCGGCAGCAGACCGCGCCAAAGCTTGAAGGTCTACTGGAGCAGCGTCTTTGCCCGGAATTGGTTCAGGCACGTCGACAAGCTTGGCAGCTTCAGCAGCGAGCAAAGCAATGTCGATGTCGGGCAACTGGACGAACTCAGCGGCGGCCTTCGCCAGGGATTCCAGGTCGACCGGCTCGGCATCTTTGCCGTCCTTCACTTCCGGCAGCACGACAAGCGCCGCGGCAGCTTGCGCGATAGCGTCAACATCGATTGGCTCGAACTCGACAGGCGCAGGACGATCGGCGAGGCACTTTCGTAGATCGGCCAGTTCGAGGTTCAGCGGTGCAACAGCCTTCGCCACCGCTGCGGCAATAACCGGCGCGAGGAATTCGGCTTGCGCTTCAAGTTCACGCAGGTTCATTAGCGAGCCTCTTTTCGATCAGCAGAGCGAGCATTTTCGCGCTGTCTTGGATTTGTTCGTCGGTGGGTTCTTCTGGCGCGGCAGGTTCCGCGACTGGCGTAGTAGTTGCGCCGATAGCAAACGGGTCGGCTTGCGCGTCGCGCTTGGCGAGAGCAGAGAGGCTGAAATTCTGTTGCTGGAGGTAAACCGTATCGCCACCTTCGACTGGTGGTTGATTGAGCTTAGCCATTGCAGCATTCGGCGTCATGATACCGCCTTTTACTGCCGCAGCCAGGGTTTCAACCAGGGTGCCCATGTCCATACGCAACAGACCGTCGATATCAAGCTCTACACCGTACTTATCCGGTAAAGCCAAGCCGTCGTCCATACATGCTTCGTACTCTTCCGCGAGAACCTGGATGCAATCAGAGTAGTACTTCTGGTTTTCTTGCTCGGCCGTCGTACCGGTCGCTGCGGTCGTAACGCCAACCTTCGAAGGCGGTATATGAAACGCCGTACAAATCATTTCCGCCGTCAGCTTGAATTGCTCGATGAGCTGCGAATCCGTAGCAGACATTTTCATCTGCTGGAATTTCAGGTCATCGCCTACAACGGCTACGCGGCCAGCATTTTGCCCGGTGTAGTTGGCATCCCAGTGGGCTTTCAGCCGTGCTGCAGTATCATCGCTGATGGCACCGGGGGCGCTCAAGATACCGCCGGGGCGTGCGCCATTCTCAAAGAACGTCGAGCTATCGTTCTGCATTTTCAGCGACTGGCACGCTGCCAAGGCGCAAGCGTAGAGCGGGGAAATGCCGATTAGCGGATGGAAAAGGCAGTTCATGCGGTCGTGAATCATTTCACTGGCCGGCACCGTCACCCCTTCGCTGCCCAGTTCGTTCAGATCATCGCCGTTGCACTGGTAATAAACATCCCCATTCGCCGCAACCAAAACCGTTACACGATCCGGATCGAGCAAGTAGATTGCGGTAACAACACCACGATTGTCGCGTTGCTTCAAGCCATAAGCGTTACCTTTGGTAAGCTTACTGGTCTGCCACCATTGCTTGAATTGGATGTGGTTTTGATACCCATTCGGCTTTTTCAGGACAGGGCTAAATGCCGGGCTCGTTGTTTCGGTCCAGATCCCATTATCGCCGAGCAACATCAACCGTTGACGCAGTTTGCCTATATCGTTGGCGATAAGGGTCACACAGGCGTACACGGCGTAATGCGCCAATACCGTAGGGCTTTTCCACTCGTCGTTTTTTTGCCAGGCGCCAGTGTATGGCTCATTGATCCAAGGGAACCATCCGCCGCCACGGCTGCCGGAGACGGCCGAGGTTACTGGCGCCCGTTTGAAGGTCAGTTCTCGGCCAAAGATACGCATTAGGCAAGATCCTGCGCGGCGATTACGGCTTCTACGTCAGATTTCTTGATCCGGCCATCCTTCCCGGTGCCCACCACTTTTTCGATGTCTACGCCATTTTCTTTGGCGAACTCGGCAACCGCTTCAGATACTTTCGGTTCTTCATCCATGGCAGGTTTACTGGCGGTCAGCATACGGGTGTTGTAGCCTTCGTCGGCGTAAGTACCGTGGCCGAGTTTTCGCAGGGTTTCTGCATAGCGGCGGGCCATAGAAACCTTTTTACCGCCTTTGCTGTAAATAAATTCTACTTTGTTCATGGTGGCTTGCCTCGAGTTTACGGCAGTGTATCAGAAAATAGTTTCTTGACCATTTCTGAATGTGAAGGTAGGAGTACCGCTCACATTGGTCGTCACCAGTCGTACAAATTTACCTGCTGGAACGAAACCGGACAGAGTAGCTGTCCCAATATTAGCAACGTTCAGGACACCGCCGGTACTGTTAGTGGCGATAGAGACCGTAACTGGCGAAGTCATAGCCGAAGTATCGGCGTACTGCAGAGTAACTGTACCCTGTGTCCCAGTCAGAAGCAGCGATACAACACTGATATCCACCGAATAACTGACCAGTGCGGGGCGGTTCGCACTAACCTGGAAAGCAGTGTTCAACACTCGCGTAGCGGAAGCAGGTACAGGGGTAGGGGCCGGTGTTCCAGCGGGGCCTGTAGCTCCGGTCAACCCAGTGGTGCCTTGAACGCCTTGTGCGCCCGTGTCTCCTTTTGGTCCCTGCGAGCCGGTTAGACCGACTGGTCCTTGTGCGCCCGTGTCTCCTTTTGGTCCCTGCACACCTTGTATGCCCTGAGCGCCCGTGGGGCCCGTTGATCCTGTATCACCTTTGAGTCCTTGCAAACCTTGAGCGCCAGTGAGTCCTGCTGGCCCTTGAATCCCAGGATCTCCTTTCTCTCCCCGGGCACCATCAGCTCCCGCTACGCCTTGCGCCCCTGTATCACCCTTAGGGCCTGTTAGACCTTGAATGCCCTGTAGGCCAGGGTCGCCTTTAGGCCCCGGCGGCCCTTCGATACCCTGTAATCCAGTAACCCCTTGCGGTCCAGCAGCCCCGGGATCTCCTTTTACTCCCTGAGGGCCTGCGGGTCCAGGGACACCTTGATCGCCTTTAGGCCCTTGCAAAACCGTTGACGAAAGAACTCCGGAACTTACCTGCAAACCCTGCCCTAGCGTTACCCAGGAGGCAAGTTTTGTACCCGGGTCGTACGCCATGATTCCGGTAGTAGCTGGACTGATTAAAAGCCTCTTCTCCCATGAATTATTAGCTGCCGACCTTTGGTCGATGCCGAAGTCAAACGCTGCACCTAAGCAAAGCGAGGGCAGTAAAGCTAAAGCAAGAAAAATCCGTTTCATGGAAGCACCAACCATTCGTTGTCTTGAATATTCTGGATCGCGATACCGTCGCCGCTAAACAACTGCGTAGCCGCACCGTTCACATTTGCAGCTCCGTAATTTACCGAAGCAATATCCACCCAGCTGATAATTCGCACAATCTGCCCGGGAGAGGACGCGCCCGGCTGAGGCAGTACGATCGTAAGATTATTCAGATCTGAAGAACCTTCAAGAAGCACAGTCACCACTGCGGCGCTTTGCTCGACAGTGATAGTGTCTCCGTCCGAAGGCATTTCGCGTTGTAACGTAGGGATAAAGCCAGTTCCTGAGCCACTACCGCCTGTCATTAATGTGGCGGTGCCGTCTGAGGCGATAGCGTAAGGGCCTGAGCGATCTGTATTTTTATAGTACAAACCGCCGATTAATCTGTAGCCAGTTGGGAAAGCCATGTCCCACCTCCTTTCACATAAAAAGAAGGCGACCGTTAGGCCGCCCTCGATCAACTTCCTTGTAGCTTATACCGCGCCGTAGTTAGCGCCGCTGATGTAAGCCACGGCCTGCGGACGACGCTTCCGCCAGGTGATCATGCGCTCGGCGCGGATACCCAGCAGGTTGTTTTGCCACAAGCTGGTCATGACAGTGGACGCCGTAGCCGGATTATCTGGAGTGGAGTTCATCTGCAGCGAAGCTTCACGGCTCACGTCGACGGTCACGCCGCCCTCGTCTGCCAGGAGGATTTCGCTTTGTTTGATCAGAACGATGATAGAACCGTTCGAATCGCTTGGCACCACTTCGGATACTAGAACCGGCAGACCCATGAAGGTGCCGCCTTCTGCGCCGAGGCCCGGGAACTCGTTCTGGCCAAGTGGGTTCTGCATCATGCCGATTGCCATGGCTTGAGTAGAGGTCATCACCCATGCCGCGCCCGCGGTACTCAGGTTGGCGGCGATGAAGCTCGAGTAAACCGCGCGTACATCGGCACGCAGGGCGTCGGCGTCGGTGCCGCTGGCCGCGATCGGGGTAACGCCGTTGGTCACAGAAGCAGGACGAACATCAGTCACCGCAGCGTAAGCCGGGTTGATGAACGAGTCGTCGGTGAACTGGGCGATCTGTGCGACCAGGTCGCCGCGGATGATGGCTTCGGCGGACGGGGTCGACAGACGAGCCAGTTCGTCGGAGATCACCACGATACCGGCCAGTTTGTTGAAGCGCAGTGTGATGTCTTCGAAACCGAGAGCCGATACAGGCTTCGGTGCGGTTTCACCGACCCATGCAACGGTCGAACCTTGGGTTTGGCCGGGGATGCGCACGTTGAACGGCACATTGCGCAGACCAGTCATGCGACCGACCAGTGTGGCTGGGCGCAGCAGTTCGATGAAGTCGCCGGTCATGTTTTGGTACGGAACCAGAGGGGCGGCCCAAGTGGCGTCGGTAGTAGTACCGGCGGCAACGGCAGCTTTCAGAACCTGTTCAACTTCCGGGGTATCCGACCACTGTTTGGCGATCTCGGCAGCCTGCATCAGGTTGCCCTTAGCGCGGCACTGGGCGATCACGTAGCGAGTAAAGGCGGTGCCCTTGGCGACAGGGTTGGTCGCTTTCACGGTGATCGAGGAACGCTCACGCATACCGGAAACGTCGGTCACGGGCTTCGCGTTAGCGATGGCCGATTTTTCCATGGTTTCGAGACGCTTGATGTGGGTTTCGGTTGCGGCGATTTCGTCCGACAGGGTATCGAACTCTTCCGACTCAGCAGCGTCCAGGGTACGGCCTTCTGCGCTTTCGAGCAGTTCGGTTTGGCGCGCGGATTTTTGCTCAAGGGCTTCCTTGAACGATTTGATCTGTTCTGCGAATTTCATGTCTTGGCCCTCCTCGGGCTTCGGAACTACAGGGATTTTTTTCTTAACGTGTGCCGAAGCGCCGGCGGTTTTGCCCAACCGAACAACGGGGATTTCCTTTTTGCCGGACGCGGCAGGTAAACCCACATCGAACGATTTGACGGTGGTAATTGTAGCGGAAGCATTCGCCGGAATTGTTACGGCGGAAAGCTCAAAAACTTCAGTTTGCATGTACCGGGTGCCCCAAGTGCCGGCAATGTTCTCCGACTCGAGGGATCGGAAACCGATCGACACTGCGCGGACGAGGCCGGACTTGATCGACTGCCAGGCCTCTTCAATACGATCACGCAGTTTCCCTTCTTCCTCAATACGTGGAAGCGTTGCGGTGAACGGTACGCCCTTCGCAGTCGGCTTGCCGAACTCTACCAGGCCAATAGGCTTGTCATGTTCATGCTGCCACAGGAGCGGCAGAGGGTTTTTGTACTTCACACCGAGGGGCTCTACAACGTCGCCCACGCGATCTACTTCGGGACTCGTAGCGATTCCGGTAATCGTACGAGTTTCCTCGCCGACCGCTTTGACCTCAAGAAAACTGTAGGCTCTGTTCACTTATCGTTTCCATCCTTTCGACAGAAAAACCATTTGCCCTAAGCACGGCTTGGGCTATTTGGACATAAGTATCAACTCCCCATTCGCAAAGTGCAAGATTTAACGCTGTCAACACCACTCTGCTGTTCTTTAAGGTATAGCCGCCGCCGGCAACTATCTGGTCGATGCTTGGGCCGAACGGATTCCTCCGTGTAGATCCGTGTTTCCCAAATTCAAAACATACGCCGCTAACCTCACAAACACCTTTTTCGAGCCTTTCCTTTATCCACGCAGCATCAATTTCTACGGGAAGATTGCCTTTTCTGCAGCGAACGTTTACGGAGTTCATCAGCATTACCGAGCGTCGGTCAGCTCTTTTTATGTTTTCTTCGCGTTTCTTCCTACGAGCTTCTTGTACCTCAGGTTTACTTTTATACCTCTTCTGAGCTTCCGCAGTTTTCAGCTTAACCTCTGTGCGAGCACGGTATTCTTGCCTCTTCTCCTTGGCGGCGAGGGAAGCTTCGGACAGTCTTCGAATTCTATTTTTCTCCGCATTAACTTCTGGCTTGTGGTAGTGCGCCCTACGTATCGCATTGTAGCAAGGCCTGCATTTCGACTTGCGGGTGCCTGGCTTCTTGTCGGAGCCCCTGGACCATCCGAATTCGCTTTCATCTTTTTCTACACGACATTGCGTACAAATTTTCATTACGGAGCCTACCTAATCGATTAGGCTCTACGATATCACCTATGAAATATAAAAAACATAGTTCAGAGGTTGAGCCTACAGAAAAAGCATTTGAAACTTTTTGTGCGCAGCCGGTGGGTTAAGTGCCATCAGCGATACTGCGTTGAAGAGCGCCATCACCGGGTCGATCTTCGCCGAGCCCGAAGCCTGCTTTGTGATCAGGATCGAGTTTGCTCGTGGCTCTACGCGGCAGTTCGAGACGCACCATGACATGAGAGGCTGTTCGGCGTGCTTCAACTTCCCTTCGGCTAGGCGTCGCTCCGTGGTCTTGATCGCGCCGCCGAGTTTCCAACCCTGGCTAATACCGACGATCTTGTCTTCAGGGATAGACCTGGCGACCAGTTCGTCGAAGATGGCGCCGATACCGACCGGGTCAACGCCGATTTTGTCTAACAGGCCGGAATCGTAAACGCGTTCGACTATATCGCAGACTTCCGTTACGTCTTCCCCGATACGATTGACGATTACCAAGTCACCGTGGCGGGCAAAGTCCTCAAACCTAGCCGCTTCCTGAAGATTACGTTTAAGCGCCGATGGGTGGGCCCACGCCTTGATCCACGCCAGCCAATCGCCAGTGTCCTTGTCACGCCCGACAAGCGAGAGCCCCAGCAAGTCGTCCAGGCCGCCGCCGTCGATCCCTACGTCGATCACCTCGGCGCGAACCAGAATCGATTCCAACGTTACAAGCGTGCAGCTCTGTTCCTGCCAGTAGTCGGCGCCGGCCCAACGGTCTGTGCGTAGCGCCAACCCGATCTCGACGTTCAGGTACTTGGCTAGGACGTTGAGCAATTCCGGCTCGCCCATTTCCCGGGCCTGCTTGATCTTGCGCAGGATGAATTCGACGCTGGTCGAGCGGCCGAGGTTCGGGTTCGTGATGTAGAAGTTTTCAGGATCGAGGTACGCCTTCGACTCGATCATCGCTTCCGGGAACTCGTACAGCACCGGAAGGAACTGCGGGTCGACGATCTCGCCGTCACGTACCTTGCGGGCGTACAGCAACTTCGAACGGAAGACGCCGGCCGGAGGCTCATCCGATTGAGTAGTCAGGTACAGCACGAAGCCTTCAGGACGCGATGCAAGTCCGCCGGTTGCCTCAAGCAGCATTTTCTCAGCGTTAGGATTCTTCCCGAACAAATGGATCTCATCGACCAGGACAACCGCGGCCTTCTTGCCACCGACGGTGTTTGTGTCAGCCGCTACGACTTTGAGCGTCGCGCCGGTCGCCAAGTGCGTGATGGTCCGGAGGTGATCCTGAACTTGCATCATGCTGTCCAGTTCGGGATCGTTCTTCACCATATCCCGGGCGGGAGCGAAGGCGTTGTCGGCCACTTCCTTGGTTGGCGCCAGGATGATGAACTCGGCCGACATCCGCCAATTCTGGATCAGGACGGTCATCATGATCGCCGCGGCCAGGGTCGACTTCGAGTTCTTCTTGCTGATGAGCAGGAAAAATTCCTTGATCAGTTGCTCGCCGGTGTCCGAGTTGTACGCGCCGAAGATCGCGTTAACAAGATCGTCAGTCCAGGGTTCGCACGCTTCGCCGATCGTTGGGCTACCCGGAGCGTCGACAATCCGCAGACAATGCAAAACCTGCCTGGCGGCCGCGGCCGAGTCGGGAAATAGCGGTTCGAACGGGATCAGACTTTCACCTTTGATGATCCGGTCTTCCCAATCAGGGCAGGCGGTAGTCCAAGCAGGTAGGCCCATTATTTAACTGCCTTCAGCGCTGCAGGCGCTGCTCGGGCGCCGAACTTGTTCCCTTCCGCTGCTGCGGCCGCAGCGCCATCCGCCTTGGTCGCTTTCTTCCCTTTCTCGCCGATCTTGGCGTGTTGGAAAGGCAGCAAGGTTTTCGCCGCTTCCATGCGCCGGCCGAGCGGGATGCGTGGATTAGCGATCACGGCTTCCAGGAATTCGAGCGAATCTTCTGTTTTCGGCAGGTCGTCGATTGGCTCTTCTTCAGGCTCTGGTTCGCTGTGCGTAACCTTAGGGCCGGCTGCCGGTGCGCTAGGGGTTGGGATACCGATAGCTGCCAGTGCTTCCACGATTGAAGGTTTCTTGCGCAGACGCGCACCGGCCACGCGGGCGGTTTTCTCGCTGAGGCCGGCGGCGATGGCCGCTTCCTCTGGCGTGGCGCCGCGCAGTGTAGCGGCGAGGAACTTTTCGTCGGTCGGGTTGAGCATTTGTTACACCTCGTGTTTCGGTTGTTCAAAGCGTAACACGGTCAACAAAAGGCTGTAGGGGAATTAAATCTCTAAAAGGGGTCGGCGCGATCAGGACCGGAGGTCGGCCTGTAGCACGTCACTACCCCCCCGGTAGTGCGAATTTCTCTCATTTCGACCCCATTTTGCACCAAAACCGTGCAGAAACGCGCTTGAAGCACGTCACTCACGTCTCGGCATGGGTTTCATTCTCATTTGAGTCATGCAATTTGCATGATCAGGTGTGATGGCTGCGTCGAACGCGCAACCGTTGCGGATTGGCGTCAGCCTTTGCGAGCTGCGCCGATGCCGCCATCTGCTGCCGTCTTGATCCCGTGGCACGGCTTGCACAGGGGCTGCCAGTTGCCACTGTCCCAGAACAGCGTCATGTCGCCTCGGTGATCCTTGATGTGGTCGACCAGGGTGGCTTCCGTAACCCTGCCTTGCGCCTCGCACATCCTGCATAGCGGATGCTTGGTGAGGTAGGCAAGGCGGGCACGCTGCCATCGTCCGCCATACCCACGCTGCGCAGTGGTCAGCCCTTCGCGCCATGCGTCAGGGTTCAGCATCTGCACTGACTGCGTGCTGACCTCTTTGGCGCGTGTAGGCTGCATGGTGACGCGTGACTTAGCCATCAGCCGCCGACTCGCATGGGCGGAGCAGGTGGAGGGGATGGGCGGTTAGCCTTACACCGTTCGCATTTGCCACATGCAGTACCTAACTCCCATGAGCCTTTGCATACGGGTCTTTCGTTCAACCCTGTCGGCCTAGCGTTGAGCGCCTGTGGTGCGATCTCAGCGACGTTAACCTCTGGCATGCGTCCTTGGGCGGCTATCTCCTCTAGCGCCGTACAGATGCGCTCAAGGACAGCCGAGGCGCCATATTCGAGCCGGGCATCAGCACCGCCGTCCAGGACCAGGGGTTCTACCCCGAGTACGTCGGCCATAGGGCTAATCAGATCGATCAAGCTTTCGATCTTCTCCATCGACAGCCTTTCCGGGTAGCGCAGTACCAGTAATCCGTTGCTTGAGTTCTTCGAATCGTTCATTGGCTAAGTCCAATAGTTTTTTGAGTTTCGCTCGACGCCGAGCGCATCCAGAGCATGCCATTTGAAAACCTCGATGCCGGGATTCCGGCTTCGGTCCAGCCTACCGCAAATTGCAAACCGCGCACACCGACCAGTGAACAGCGGATCTGCCAGGGGTCGTTAACAGCTAAACGCGCAATTTCTGCGTGTATCAGTGAATCTGCATTTCTTGCGTGTTCTTTTGCTCCATCGGTTTCTCTTTCTGAATCTGCTGTTCCATGCGGATCTCTTTGCTCCATTACTCCACCCCTAAAGGGTGGTGGAGTGGAGTGGAGCAGAAAAGAGACTGATCAACTACTCCATTTACTCCATTGGAGCAGTTTGGAGCATGGAGCAAAGAGATCCGCATTTCTTACGCATTTCCACTTTCGGGCAGTTTTACCATCCCGTCTTCAACGAACAGGTAATTTTTTGCAGATAAGCTATCGATGCAACGGGTAACGTCACGCTTCCGGTTATCCCTTTTCCCGTCAACAGGTGGCGCCAATTGCGCCGCAGCGGCTTCGATAAGCTCCGGTAAAGGCATCTCCTGGTCGGCCCCAAGACCGAAAACCTCGTTCAGAACCATCAGAATCTGACGCTCTTTAGGGCCAACCACGGCGCCTTTCTCCTTGGTCGCGCGGCCGGTGTTGGTGTACTCGACGATACAGCTCGTAATGTCGTCACCGTCTTCATCTTCGCCAAGGATAACGGTGTGCAGCTTGAAGCCGATGTTAGCGCCGTCCTGACCGTCCTTGAGCTTGGTCACCGAGATAGACCGCAGCTCGTCGGAGCGCAGCACCTCAAGCTCCACATCGGCGGCTGCACGAAGTCCTGACCAGCCGCGGGCACCTTTGGACGCGTCCTTGCCGCTGTGGTGGACGAGAAGCACCATGGCGCCGGTGTGACGATGGATACGCTTGCACTCGGCCAGGGCCTTACCCACATCCTCGCCGCTGTTCTCGTTCGCACCGGGCATCACTTGGGCGAAAGTGTCCATGACAATCAAGTCGTAGGGCTCGCGCTTCTTGATGTCCTTTATAAGGTCGGTGATCTGCGCCGGCTCCAGAAGGTTCGGTGTAAGGTCGCTGATCACGTCCATATCAATGTCGGAGGGCTTAATACCCTGCTGATGGCAATACGCTTTAATCCGGTTCACGAAGCCGGCCACGCCTTCCGCCACGACATAAAGGACGCGACCCTTGTTAACGCGCTTACCGTTCCACTCAATGCCACGACACACAGCGGCGCAAAGGTCGTATGACGCGAACGTCTTCCCTGAGCCTGACTCGCCGAACAGCACACCGAGCGTTGCCTTAGGGAGGAAGTCTTTGACGATCCATGAGACCGATCGAACCTGGCTGGCGAAGTCGCTGTGGGAGCGAATGTTGAAGCGTCCGCCTACAGGCATAGGCAAAGCTTCGAATTCATCCGCGGAGGCGACCTCAAGACCTGTATCGCCGCCGGACTCACGGATCATCAGCAAGACCGAACCCATGGTCGTGTACTCGGCGCTGGTGTTACGGCCGAAGGAAACCCACCGCTCCATCCCATAAGCGCTTGACGTGTACTTGGGTGACCGGGAAGACCATTCGTCCCATATGTCGAACCCGTCGCCTTCCGTCTCATGGTGAACAGCCATACCGACGTTTCGCCATTCGTCGTAGGTCAGATCGTCCGGCAGCTTATTAAGCAAGTCGGTGATCTGCTCGGGCGACATGCCGAAGGTAGCTTTACCGGCGCCGACGCATTCAGCCCGTACACGCTCAAGACGTTTGAAGCGGGTAGCGCAGAAAGCCTTTACGGCGTCTGTGAGAGGCGCAACGGTGTTCTCGTCACCCGTCAACTTGGTCGTATCGGTAACGTCACCGGTGAAGGTCACAAAACCCTTCCCGTGGAACGTCTCGAAGCCGAAAGAGTTGTCGGCTGGCGTACTGTCCTTGCTGTCTGGTGACTCGCCACGCATGAAGGCGCGCACGCCGGTACCGGACGGGCTTAGCTCGGCATAGGTGCCGATCGTCAATTGCTCGACCCGCGGATCGATAACACCATCCTTTACGCAGTTGTCGAAGTCCAGGGCGGTGATACCGAATTCAGGCATCAAGGCCAGGCCGACGCCGGCGAAGTCATGCAGATCTGCAGCCTTCTTGGCCTCTTCAAAGGTCACCAGCAGCGCGCGATCCTCGGCGGAACCGTGGGTGTGCTTACGCACCGGTCCTGAAACGTAATACGGCATCTTCAGGGCTTTCGGCCGATCCGGGCGTCTGACCCATCGCCACACCAGCCAGCCTCTTAACTCCCGCAGCGCGTCCGGCGCCTGCAGGCTCTCAAATTTCGTAGCCATCTTCGCGGCTCCCACGGCTTATACGTCGGACGAGAAGTTAGGCTCTGCCAAGGCGGCTGCGTACTTCGGGTTCATCAGGGCGGCGCGAGGTACGCCATAAAGGCTTTCGATCTCCGGGATACGCGCCAGCGGGACGTAGCCGAGCTTCAGCCACTGCTGGACGGCCTGATAGGTAACGCCGAGTTCCGACGCCAGGTTCTGCAGGCTGCCAGCGCACACAACGGCGTCCAAGATGCCTGTGTAGCGTTTGGCTTCGTGCAATGCGTTCATCACTGCCAGGGTGGCGCCGTTGCGGATAGCCTGGCCGGTCAACTCTTTAAGCTTCTTGTCCATCGGGTAATTCTCATGGGTTGGGTATTTGTGCGCAGCGTACGGCTATTCACAAGAAAACGCAACTTATGAGGTAAACACGACGAACGGTGAAAATAGTACTAGACAACACAAGTGACTGCTTGTAATCTACAACCACTGAAACGCAAAACACAACGGAGCAAGACGACATGATCACCATCAACCCGAATGTAATCGCAGACATCAAAGCAGAAGCTGAAGAGTTCGGTTTTGCCGCTACCGCCGAGAGCATCGCCCGCGACTACTTCAACCGCATGAGCTACGAAGACAAAGCCGCAGTCTTCGCGATGGTAGAAGCCAAAGGCGTTACCGCTCTGAGCCGCGCCAGTATCGCCAAGGTTGCCGAGTTGATCGCCGCGTGAAGCGGCGTGTCGAGAAATACAAAGGTACTGTTATCTGGTTCGACGGATCGCAGTACCGGGCTTTCCTAACTTGCATTATCCGCGACAGCGTCGAGGAAGTGCGCGAGGCCCTCGACGCAGGACAATACGAATGATTAGAAAACGAGGAATACCCTATGAGTAAATACGAAGAATTGGTAGAACTGCTGGAAGAAGTTGGCGTGCTGCAGCTAGAAGACGAATGGGCCGTGCAAATCCAGAAATTAATCGCTGCCCACAAAAAGAAAACACTACAGGAGCCCCAATCATGAAACGTCTTTTCGCTTCCCTCGCAATCGTAACGACCCTTTCCGGGTGCTCGACCATCATGAACGACCGTATGACCGACGTGCAGGTCACGTCCGAGCCAAGCGGTCAGCACTTCAGCATTACCGACGAAGATGGTCAGCGCGTCGCTACAGGCGTCACGCCGGCTAAAGTTAACCTGGACGCAGCAGCGGGTTTCTTCGACGGGCAGACCTACCAGGTTGCCTACGACAAAGGCCCGACCGTGGAACTCGACTCGCACGTAACGCCATGGTACTGGGTCGGTTTTTGTATCAGCGTGGTGTCCGGCCTGATGGTCGACCCCGCAACCGGCGATATGTTTTCACTTCCTGATAACGTGAACGGCAACTACTAACTCCTCAACCTTAAAGGGATACGATCATGCCAACCGGATACACAGCAGATATCAAAGACGGCATCAGCTTCGAACAATTCGCGATGGGTTGCGCCAGGGGCTTTGGCGCTCTTATGCCGATGCGTGATTTGCCGAGCAGCGCAGAGATCCCGGACCGCTTTGTAGCGTCGCCTTACCACCTCGACCAGCTTACTCAAGCTCGAAACATGCTCCGCTTCTACGAGGGTTTCTCGCGGGAGGAAGCGACGCGCAAAGCCAACGAGGAGTTCGCCGATGCAGAGCTGAACCGCAACCGCCGACTGCATGAAAACAAAACCATGCTTGAGCACTATCAAGCTATGTTGCGTCAGGTCAACGACTGGACGCCGCCATCTGAAGATCATGCCGAGCTGAAGAGATTCATGATTCAGCAGATCGAAGACAGCATGAAGTGGGACGACAGCAGCGAATACCTGTCGGCGCCTACGCCGCAGCTAAGCGCCGAAGAGTGGCTGGAGAGCAAGAAGGCGAAAGCGCTGAAGGATGCCGAGTATCACAGAAAGGAATGGGCTGCCGAAGTTGAACGAACCGAGAGCAGGAACACTTGGCTGCATCAGCTCAGGGAATCGCTCAAATGAAAAAGCGCCCCGCTAAACCCAAGATGTCAAAAGTCAACACCAGCGACTGCGCCAAAGGCCAGATGCATGATCAGGTGGCACAACGTGTTGTGAAAACCATGCCAGGAGGATTTATAGCGTGAGCTGCCCAAAATGCACGAGCACGGACCTGTTCATGACCTTCACGCCGAAAGGCAACATCCTAGATCACTCAGGCCGACGGGAGATCGAAAACGAATTCGTTACCTCGAACCAGTACGACTTTTACTGGCAGCACAAAGCGGCGAAGGATCATTTGAAAAAACATTGCCGCACCTGCCAATACTCTTGGCGAGAAAACACGGCAGACGCGCCCAAATGACCCTCCTATGCCCCAAGTGCGGTAACCCGGATGTGATACGCATGAGCAGCCTTCGCATTATTCACTGCCCGGATTGCCATACCGAATCACCTTGGCCGTTGAAGGACGGCCAGAAGCCTTTAATTGGAAGTAACCGAGGAGATCGGAAGAAATGAGCGACTTAATACTGAACATTCGTTTTGGACTATGGCATTTGCAAATCACATATCAGCTGCGCTTTCGCATCAGCAAAAACGAGTATCACCGCGGGTATCCGCACGGCCGTTTTGCGCTGCATGAGTTTTCGCTACGTCGCTTCCTGTGGAACTTCCGTCGGTGAAACCCTAACCGTTCGTCGGACCTACAAGCAATCGCAAGTTTCGTGTTGTATAGTTGCATCACTGAAGCGAACAACACGGAGCAAGACGAAATGAAAACCGCACAAGCCAACCTGACCGTCACTTTCAAATGCACCAACTGCCATACCACCGTTACCGAAACCGTAAAGCGCGCTATCGAGATTGAGATTGTTAAAAGCGTGGGTGGCGCTTGCTGCAAAGCCTGCTGCGGTTACGCCTACAGCAAGCGATAACATAACCTTTACCCGACAGCCCCTTAATTGGAGCTTTGCCAGTACCAGCTACAGGAGAAGGATATGAACCGCTTCAAACCCGAACAGACCGTCCGCATTAACGACACGCAGAGCGAGTACCACAAGTGCCTGGCGCGCGTCGTGAAGGTCGGCGTCAAGAGCTACGACGTAACGGTAGGTGCCACCCGCCTGCGCGTCGTCCCCGAACAACTGCTAGGAGTACGCAAGCCGTGAAAGCACTTATCGTTTTACTCGCCGTAGCCGCTTTGGCCGGCTGCCAGAAGCAAGCCGAAAGCACTCAAGCTGCCGGCAGCGGCTTCAACGTGGAGAAGCTGTTTACCGTTGAGGGTTGCAGCGTATACCGCTTCCGTGACGCGATGCGCCCGATCTACTACACCAACTGCAAAGGCGCTACGCATACAACCGAGAGCTGCGGGAAGAACTGCAGCTACAGCCAAAATGTAGTTGGAGGCCAGCCATGATCACCCGCGCACAGGCTGAAGCGTTATTGACCTTGGCCGAGTCGCTGGAAGCGTGCGAGCAGCTTGGCCTGCAAATGAGCGGCGGAGAGGATGGCGAATGGATCTTCTTTAGCGGTGGCGCTGAGCGCGTCGGTAATCTAACTGGGATGAACGTCCGCCTTGCCGTCAACGCGCTGATCCCAAAGAGCGAGACCTAATATGGACGACAGCACTTTCCGATTCCTATGCGTCGTCCTGCTTATCCTCATCGCGTTCTACTTCGCCTAGGAGGCGCCATGCTTCAGCCGCCAGTATCTGACTTAACCCCATGGCTGCCCGGCCACTGGATCACGCAAACCGGGTACGCACTTAACGAACGTGACCTGATGGTCGGACTACGAGACAACCCGATCGACAGGATGGATAAGCAAGCCGCTGTCTACGAAGTCGATCTGATAATCGCAAAGGTGATACGCAAATGAGTATTGATTGGGATGGAAAGGATCTGCCGCCGGTTGGGCTGGTGTGTGAGCACTCGTCAGATTCAAACAGTAACGACGATCCCGCGGGAGAGTGGTTCAAAGTCGAAATAATCGCCCACCATCGATTCTGCGAAGATGAGTACGTTTGTGCGGTGTGGGTCCGTGAAGGCGAAATTTCGTATTCATCCGCTGGCGACCATTTTCGACCACTGCGTAATCCAGAGCAAATCGCGGCGGAAAAGCGGGCATCGGCTGTCAGCGCAATGCTCGCCGATGCCGGCGTTACGGACAGCGCGTGGAACGACGATCCTGAGACGGTGGTATGGGCTAAAGCGCTGTACGACGCCGGCTACCGCAAATTCGAAATTGTCGAGGAGGACGTATGACCAATCTCGTACTGACACGCAAAGCCGGCCAGTCGGTTCGCCTGATGATCAACGGTGTCGCCGAATACGTTGACATCCTCGATGTGTGCGGCGGGTTCTGCAAAATGCGGATCTTGTCCACGCTGCAGGTAGAACGCGTCCGGTTCCGTGACTCCCTGCAGATCGCCGACGGCGTTTCCGTTTTGGTAGTCGACCTCGCCAAAGGCCACGCGAAACTCAATTTCACCGCACCGCGGGAAGTACAAATCCTGCGTACCGAACTGATAAAGGAGAAGGAAAGTGATTAAAGACCAAACCCTGGACGAGGCGCTTATCGAGATCATGCGCACAAAGAAAGCCTTGGAAGCTTTGCGCAAGGCACGTAAAGGAAAGACGAAGCGCTGCTGGCGTTCGGCCTGTGAGCTTTATCAGATCGACCAAATGCTTGATCGCGCTAAATGCCGTGAATGCAACGAACCGCTTTACGAGCACGGTTCAGAAGTTGCGGTACATGCCGCAGCTAAGCGCGCCTCGATGGACCTTACCAGGAAGCTCGCAGAACTCCGTCGATGAACCGCTTCCCATGCCGCTGCCGGCGCTGTGCCGGCCGCAGAACGCTTACACAGCCACCGGAGTACATGCGCAACGGCTGCAAGTGCAAAGCGTGCCGGGAAGCACGAGCAAAAGGCATAGAGCCGATCGTACATTGCGACTGCGGCGGCACGTACCGGATAGACGTGTATCGGCTCAGGACCGAGCACAAGAAGTACGGGTGCCAGTGCTCAGGCTTCCCATTTGACAACGGCACCCACCGTAAAGGCAGCTCCAGCCCATCGAACGGGTGGTACTGCATTCACAACAGGAAAGGAGAAGGATAGTGAAAAAGCAACAGATTCTAGAACTAGCCGAATGGCTCTGCGGCAACGATACCGGTATTTCGTCAGAAACCATGGTTAAAGTGGCCCTTGGATTCAAGCCAGGGGAATGGGGCTTTGAAGCGCCACGTGATCCTTCCGACTTCGGCCGATGCTATCGACTCGTCCAGCGCTTCCCTTATCTGCGTCAAAGCTTCGGCAAGATCGGGAAAGCCTGTAAACGTTTCAAACCGATCTTGGCTAACTGGGATGAATTGTCTGCTATTCATGAAGCCGAATTCCCTGCCGGCCGCGCTCCGTTGCTGTACGCCCGCATGAAACAATTGCTCGGCGAAGAATAAAGCTACAAGCAATAGCAATTAATCCACTTGACATACCTTGTGCCGCTCTCTACCATCTGCGGCACACCTTAACCGAAAAGGAACTTGCAACATGTCGATCGAAGCCCTGATCCAAGCCCATACCGAAGCACTGCTCGCGAACACCGAAGCCGTCAAGCTGCTGACCCTTTCCTTGGCCGGACGTACGCCTACCAAGTTGGAAGAGAAGCCGAAGGCTGAAAAGGCTGCGGCGAAAGTCGAGGACAAAAAGCCTGACCCAAAGGTGGAAGAGTCCGACACAGCTTCGGATGCGGACGCAAATGCCGACACCGCGGCTGAAGCAAACATCGCTTACGAAACCGTCCGCGCATTGGTGCTCAAGCTGGCCCCGACGCAGCGTGAAGCGATCAAGGCGCTCAACGCCAAGCACGGTATCGCGAACCTGAAAGTTCTTCTGGACAAAGAAGACGACTTCAGCACCGTGAACGACCAGGTAAAGCTGGAAGCCGTCTACGCCGATTTGCAGGCACTGGAGGCGTAACCCCATGGGCGCACATGCACTCTTAAGCCCTAGCGGTATGCCAGCAGCGATTCGCTGTTTGGCTAAGCCGCATCGGGAACGCGGGTTGCCCGACCAGTCGAGCAGCTTTGCGGACGAAGGCACCGCAGCGCATTTCCTGATGGAGCAATGCCTGCTGCAAAACGTGGACGCGAAGCACTTTCAAGGTCTGCGCATCCGGGTACAAGACGGCGTAACCGAGTTCCATACCGCCGGGCAATACCCGGTCGGGCTCGACATGATCGGCCCGATGCAGAAAGCTTTGGATTACGTTCGGGCCGTCGCCGATGGCGCGACGATCTACACCGAACAGAAGCTTAGCATTGCGCACATCACAGGCGAGCATTGGCACAAAGAAACAGGAGCTGTTTGTTTCCTGCATGAAAACGGGCAATACGTAGACTTCGACAATGGTCAAGTTTATGAGGATGACGAAGTAGAACCAGCCACTGGCACCACTGACGTTTGGATCATCAAGGGTAAGAAGGCAATTTGCGCCGATCTTAAATGGGGCATGGGGGTACAAGTCTTCGCTAAGGATAACGAACAGCAGGAAATGTACACGGATGCCGGTCTCCAAGAGTTCGACTTTTTGGGAGAAGTCGAAGAGATCGAGCTGCATATCCTGCAGCCGCGCTTGTACCATTTCGATGAATACACCATGTCACGCGGCGAGCTAGAGGGTCGTATTGACGCCATCCGTACGGCATCTAAACGTATCGCTTTCAGCAAAGCCGAAGACCTCCCTGCGACACCCGGCGAGAAGCAATGTAAGTTCTGCAAGCGCGCCGCAACCTGCAAAGAGCGTACCGAGCACACCATGGAGCTAATCGTGGGCGAATTCGTGGATCTCGACAAAGGCTTCGTAAAAGTCGAAATGCCGCAGGCTGAAAAGCTTTTGGCGCAGTCTTTCGGAGTGAAGCCGGCGGCCATTACTTTCCACCACGCCGGAGACGATGAAGCGGACGATTTCCACGCCGAGCACTTCACCGTCAAAAAGCCAAGCATTCGGCCATCGCTGGAAGCGGCAACCGAAGCAGTAGCCACTGCTGACGATGAGCGTTTGGCGACCCTGATGGACGCTGCCGACATGATCGAGGGCTTTGCCAAAGCGGTACGCGCAGAAGTTGAGCGGCGCCTACTGGCCGGTAAGTTCACCGACGCTCGCTACAAGCTGGTCGAAGGTCGCCAGGGTGCCCGTAGCTGGACCGATGAGGCCGAAGCAGAAGCCGCCCTGAAGGCGATGCGCTTGAAGGTCGACCAAATGTACGACTTTAAGCTGATCAGTCCGACCACTGCGGAGAAGGTCTTGAAGGAAGCCAACCCACGCAAGTGGAGCAAGCTACAGCCTTTGATTGGCCGTAGCGATGGCAAGCCGTCCGTAGCACCGGCCAGCGATAAGCGTCCAGCGTTGAGCATGGCGATTGCCGAGCAGTTCGAAGAGCTGCCAGCAGAAGTAGAAGAGCAAGTAACTGTCGCCGAAGATAACTTCGACGACCTTGTGTAACCAACAGAAATAGAACCCTCAAAATAGACTGGAGATTCACCACATGAAACACACTTTCGCTAACGCCCGTATTGCTTTCCCGGACATCTTCGAAGCCAACAAGGACGGCAAGTTCGCTGCGGCATTCATCTTCCCGACCGATCACCCAGGTATCGCCGCGCTAAAAGCCGTGATCGAAGAAGTCGGCAAAGCCAAGTGGGGCGCCAAGTGGGCGCAGATCGGCAAAGAGCTGAAAGCCGGCGACAACCTGCTAATCCATGACGGTGACAGCAAAGCATCCTACGTCGGATACGAAGGCAACCTGTTCTTTAACGCCAACAACACCGTTCGCCCAACCGTTGTGGACCGCGATCGTAGTCCCCTGGTCGCCGCCGACGGCAAGCCGTACTCCGGCTGCTACGTCAACGTGATCATCGACGTATGGGCGCAGGACAACCAGTACGGCAAGAAGGTCAACGCCCAGCTCCAAGGCATCCAGTTCGTCAAGGACGGCGAAGCGTTCTCGGGCGGCGGCACCTCGGCGGACGCCAGCGACTTCGAAGAGATCGCAGACGGCGCTGACGCGGACGACCTGGCGTAAGGAGAAACACAATGGCGAGCAAATTCGATAACCGCGTAAAGCTTAAGGTGTGGCGCAACGGCGGCACAATGGAATACGACGGTGGTGTTGCCGAAGGCCTTTACTACGCAGGATGGAATCTCACAGTCGCGGAGCGCGATGAACTGATTCAGAAACTCGGCTTTCAGCAGGAAAAGGCCAAGGAAACTGCAGCCTAACCGCTAAAGCAGCACCAGAAGGCCCGGCTCTCGTCGGGCTTTTTGTTGACCGCTCGTCGGGATACGCAAGACAATACAAGTAAGCCGTTGTACATTTGCTTTAACGAAACCAAACACGTAGGGAGTAACGGGAAATGAACGTATCTGAGCTGATTGAATTCCTAAAGCTGCAGCCTCAGGAATTGACTGTGATTTACCGGTGCTGCAGCGAGAGCGCGGTACTCGAAGCTGAGGAAATTTACATAGGAGAAGCCTGTGAGCCACGGCCGGACGGCTGGGTTCAGAACAAGCGGCCTGATATGCCTACTCGGAAGTATCTGATCCTCCCCGGTAACTGATTGGAGCAAACCAAATGATCATCGCCTTCAGCATCCAGTGCTACAAGAAGCTCCGCGCCAAGGGGTACAAACCCGCCGCCGCGCTCTACGCGGCCAGATTTTACAAATCCCGTTATCCGTTCATCAAGTAGGGGGAAGGTCATGCGCTACCACGTTCTGACTCCGATTCTTTTGGCGCGCGGTTTTATCGATTGGGTAAACCCTTGGCGCGTATCTGAAGGCGATCAGGCGTATCTATACGGCGAAGAGTTCGATACCCCCTACTGCCCCGTGATTATTGAGGTGAGCCAATGACCGCATTCGAACAAGGCTATGACGCATTCCTGCGCGGCCTGAAGCGTGAAGAAAACCCGTTTGACGCCGAGAAGTGTTCGTTTTCGGTCAAGCGCTGGATTGACGGCTGGAACAAGGCGTACCGCGCACGGCAGGAGAAGCAGACGTGATCCTGACCGCCCTCTACGCCGCCCTAACCTGGCTGGCAATCTTCACCCTCGCCATCTACGGCATCAGCCTTTACGGCGCGCACCTGGCCAAGCTTCGCGATCAGCGGGCGAAGGACGGGGTTAACTGGAGTATGACCGCATGAGCAAATATCAAGAGTTGGTTGGTGCACTTGAAGAGGCTGGGGTTCTTCAGCTTAAGGACGAATGGGCCGTAGAAATTCAACGCCTGATTCAAAGCCACAAATCCAGCGCCCAGACAAAGACATGCCAGCACGAATACTTCCTTGGTGAGTGCATGATCTGTGGCTGCATAAGCCCGACGGAGTAACCGAAATGACTACTTACGCCGTCTACCTTATCGCCCTGGCCTGCCACGGCCTTCCGCAACTTATTCAATGGGGTATTGAAAAATGGATGATGTGAAGAATCAACAACCGGAACAACCTCACGTGGTCGGTTATATGCCGGATTCGCCTGATGGCGAACCTTTGATCACGCTCGAATCGCATGAAGAATTTGTATCAAAATTAATGCAGCCGGGTCTTGAGACCTGGCAAAAAGGCCGTGACGGTATGCGTGAAGAGCGCGACGCCCAACGCCTGCGCGCCGATACGGCTGAGGCTGAGCTTGAGCGCGCTGAGTGCATGCGGGAAAGCTACAAGATAGATGCGGGGATTTACAGAGAGAAACTTGCCGCCGCCGAGCAGCGCATTGCGGAGCTGTCAGCCGATAACCAGCAGCTTCGGAAATTGCTCGAACAGACACTGGCAGCGCTCAATCCAACGGCGAAACTTTCGAAGTCGATTCGCGCCGCCCTCAACCCCAAACCCGAGGCAGGAAGTCATGACTGACCTTCTAAACATGGAGTTGATTAATTCGCTGCCTCAGCCACTTTTCGGAAAGGGGTACGGAAGGGACTATTGGTGGTCAATAGTAGATATAGACGTTGAAACCGGTCTTTGCCGAATAGACGTTTGTGGGTTGTTGGAAGTCAAGCTGCTTAGTGATTTCCGGTATATCCGCGACGATGCGCAAACCTTGCACGAACCCGACAGCTTCTATCTTGAAGAGGACTGACCATGACCAATAACCCAACGATTGACGGCGTGTCGCGGGAGTTGCTTGCCAATTTTATCGAATACAGCTCGCCGATCAGCAGCACTGATCAGCAATGGCACAAGGATAAGCAGGCATTGCGCGCCCTGCTGGATGCCCCTGTCGTCGAGCGCCAGCCGGTGGCATGGATGTACCTTGAACGATCCGAAGACGGGTATGAATATCGCCCTTTATTTAGCCCTACGAAGTGGCTTGTGCTGCCCGACGGATTCTATGAAGAATCACCGCTCTACGCCGCACCGCCCGAAGTCGCCGCCCTGCAATCCACCATCGCCCAGCTACAGGCGCGCATCGCTGAGCTGGAGAGCGGGAGGGTTGAGCCGGTGGCGCGTGATCAGCAAGTAACTGAGCTGTCAGAATTTATGGGGAGACTGTCAGGAGGGCTTAGGCATTTTGCTGGCCAGATCATAGATGCTGGATGGATAAAACATCCCCCATCGCAAAATTCCCCAATCGGTTTTCGCGACCCTGAATTCTCTTGGGCTACGATTAGTGCAGAAAATAAAGAGATGATGGCATCGCTTGGACATGATGTTAGCTGCTTTTCTTTGCCGCTGTTCACCGCCCCGCCAGCGCCGGTCGCGGTGGTGCTGCCTGAACGCCAAGAGGTTGAGAGCGGCGAAGCCTATATGCAAGAAGACTGGGTCAGCGGCTGGAACGCCTGCCTCGACGCCATCGCTGCGCTGAATGGGGTTCGGAAATGAACATGACAAGGCAGAGAGTTGCCGAGCGGTGGGGATTACCCTTTTGGGAATTACTTAAAGACTTCGCCGATCAAGGTCTATCGCGTTTCGATACAGCTCGCGCCCTTGGCTACCGACCTGACAGTTTTTGCACGCTGCTTTCAGCTCATCCGCGCAAAGATCCTTTTGAGCCAAGCAATAAGCCCCTAGCCTACCTTCTCGATACTGGCGAGACGTTTGGCGAAGCGGTTGAGCGGATGGCTGCTGCGGGAATGACGGTAACTGAAGTGGCGCTGGCAATTGGTTACAGTTGCCCGAGTGGTCTGCGGCACGCAATGCGTGCTCGCGACATCGTTGTGGAATTTCGTCGTCCTTCTCGGAAACCGAGGAGAACTGTAGAGCGAGGCCCAAATATGCAAAAAGGATGGCCAACCTGGGAGCAAGTTTACGCTATGGGGCGAAAGCATGGACCTGTCTAAATCAATTTTCCTCGACACGGAAACCTTCTGCGAAACGCCCATCAACAACGGCACGCACCGTTACGCGGAAGGCGCCGAAATCATCATGTGGCAGTGGGCGGTCGGCGACGGCCCTGTGGAAATTCGTGATGGGGACGAAGACATTAGCGACTTGTTGGCGCTGATCGAGGACGACAGCTATGAAGTGGTCATTCACAACTCGGCTTTTGACCGGACGGTTATTCGCCATGCTACGGGTATCGAAATCCCCCTTCAGCGAACCTTCGACACCATGGTCTGCGCAATGGCTCACTCCCTCCCTGGTGCTCTTGCCACCCTCTGCACAATTCTCGGCGTTGCCCAAGACAAAGCCAAGGATAAAGAGGGAAAGGCATGGATCAACCTCTTTTGTAAACCGCAACCGAAGGGGCGGAAGATTCGTCGTGCGACGCGGCATACTCATCCGGTCGAATGGCAAAGGTTTCGTGACTATGGGGGCCTCGACATTGAGGCCATGAGGGAGATTTATAAAAAGCTGCCCCGGTGGAACTATCGCGGCGCTGAACTCGAGCTGTGGCACTTAGACCAGCGAATCAACGAACGCGGCGTACTGATGGACTTGGACCTGGCGCACGCGGCTATCCGCGCTTCGGATCGCGCCCAGAAGATCCACGCAGCCGATGCAGTGCGCTTGACAGATGGCGCCGTAACCAGTGCCAACCAGCGAGACAAGATGCTCGAGCATATCCTGGAAGCGTACGGTGTGGGGCTCCCCGATCTGCAGATCAGCACCCTGGAGCGTCGCATTGACGATCCGGATTTGCCGGTGGAGTTGCGTGAACTACTGGCCGTCCGGCTGCAGGCCAGCAAAACGTCGGTCAGCAAGTACAAACGCGTCCTGAATGGAGTTAGCGCCGACGGCAGGCTGCGGGGCCTTCTGGCCTTCTGTGGCGCGTTGCGCACGGGGCGGTGGGCGGGTCGCCTATGGCAGCCGCAGAATTTAGCCCGTCCCACGATCAAGAACAAAGAAATTGAACAGTGGATTGAAGCTCTCAAAAATGATGCCGAGGATTTGGTATGAGTCAGTCTAGGAAAGGTTCTGCGTTTGAAGCTTTCGTTAATATCGCCGTGGGTCTAGTGATTTCGATTATCGCCAACCATCTGATATTCCCGCTGTTCGGCTTCGAGCCTTCTTTAAGCCAGAACATCACCATTACGATCATCTATACGGCGATCAGCTTTATCCGGTCTTACTGCCTGAGGCGTGTCTTCAACTATTTTGGAGCCAGGGTATGACCGCCTACTACAACGAATTTGACCCCTACGCAGCCCAGTGGCTGCGCAACCTTATTGAAGCGGGGCACATCGCTCCAGGGATTGTGGATGAACGATCAATTGAAGATGTCCGACCTACAGACCTCACCGGTTTTACCCAATGCCATTTCTTCGCCGGGATCGGTTTATGGTCTCTCGCTCTCCGCAAAGCAGGATGGGCGGACAATCGACCCGTTTGGACAATTTCCTGCCCGTGCCAACCTTTCAGCACGGCAGGCGAGGGAGCTGGGTTTGCTGATGAGCGGCACCTATGGCCCGCTGCCTTCCACCTTGTCACGCAGCACAGACCTGCAGTCGTTTTTGGAGAACAAGTTACGGCGTCTGCTGACTGGATCAATCTTGTGCGAAGTGACATGGGCTTCTTGGAATACGCCATGGGGCTGCTCCCTGTCGAAGCCGCTAGCGCGGGTGCGTTCCACCTACGCGCTCGAATATTCTTTGTGGCGGACTCCGATGGCTTCGGACGGAAGGAAAGGGGATTGCAGACTGCCGGGAGTTCTGAAACGCCTGGAGAGCGGGCGGCAGATTTCCTTGGCGATGCAGGCCAGGTTGACTTTGTCGGATGTCTCGACGGAAGGAAAAGGCCAGTTGAATCCGGAACACGCACGCTGGTTGATGCGCATCCCCGCCGAGTGGGAAAGCTGCGCGCCTACGGAAACGGTATCGACGTTGGAGCAGCGTCGAGCTTCATCAGCGCTTACATGGGGTGAAGCGAGGATCGAAGCGCTTTACGGAGATCTCGTATGACAACCGTTATGGAAGCCTGCAGCAGCGCCACGCGCGGTTGTGTGATCGCGCCCAAGGGTAAGAAGCTGGTAGTGGCTGACCTTTCCAACATCGAGGGGCGCAAGCTCGCCTGGCTGGCCGGCGAAGAGTGGAAGCTTCAAGCGTTCCGCGACTTCGACACGGTGATCGGCTGGGACGACAAAAAGCAGAAACCAATTCGCAAGGGCTTCGACCTCTACATCTTGGCGTACGCAAAGGCGTTCGGCTGTTCGCCTGAAGATGTCGACGACTTCATGCGGCAGATCGGCAAGACGATGGAACTTGCCCTCGGTTACGCCGGCGGCGTCGGCGCGTTCATCACCTTCTCGCTGGCCTTCAATATCGACCTGGAACTGATGGCGAAAAACGCTTGGGATGCCATCCCCGAAGCTATGCGCCGTGAAGCACGCGACTTCATGGAATGGCATGTCGAGCAGAAGGGCAAGAGCACATATGGGCTGTCCGATGAAGCGTTCATCGTCTGCGAAGCCTTCAAACGTCTGTGGCGCGAAGCGCATCCTCAGACCGTAACCTACTGGAAGGAACTGGAGAACGCTTGCCGCGACGCGATCAACAATCCAGGGCGTACCCTGACTTGCCGTCGCCACAAGATCCGCCGTGACGGCG